TTCATTACAGAATCTCCCTAGTGATCGTTACGTTGATAAGGGCTTCGGTGTATTCCATGTAGCGCCTAGTAGCCGACTGTACCGCTTTCGGGCAATCAAGGCGGGTGTAGTAGATAATATCTCCTCTTGCCATTTCTGCAATGGTAGCAAGATAGATGGGAGACTGTTCGTGCAACGGGATATCTTCTGTTTCCATGATCCTATTCTTTCAGTGATTGCCGGGATTGTCAAGGTCAATCCCAATCTTTTTTAGTTGGTAAGCAATGTTGCTGTAAGTCTCAATGTCTGTCAGGTCTGTCGGAACCCAAACCTCTACCGTTTCGTCGGGCTTGACGTAGTAGACGTGAGCCTCTGTCACGATGATGACGTACTGCGACTTTTTGACGGTACCTTGAATGAACTCAAGTTGCTCATTCTCGAAAAGGTATCCCAACGGAATGTCGGTGGCCGGTGCTTCGACTGGCCTGTAAATTTCGGTACTCATTTCAACTATTCCTCAATCTTTTCAACGGACGTTGTGTGTCCGTACGTCATGTAATCCATGGTGTGAGCGTCGCGCTCACGCTCCGCCATTCTCTTGGACGGAACCTGGACAAGCCAGAATTCGCACTCTTCGCAGTACACTCCGTACACTGTCTCTTCTGTTTCTCTCATATCTATATTGTGGCACACACCCCCGACAAAGCACATCCCCCAAAAGGATGATTCTAGTATCATCCGAAAGTATGATTATACAGAGAGTGACAATTGTGAAAGTCGTTGCGCCGCAACGGGTTTGGAAGGCTCGAAAGTCGTTGTGCCGCAACAGGTTTGGGAAAAACCAGCAAATAATGAGCGCTATCGTAACAGAGAGTAGTCGGTCGCCCGGCGATTACGGAGAGTAATCGTTATTTATTTTTTATAATTCCATAAACTAATTCTGCCAATACCAGAATTCCTGTGGCAATAAGCATTAGTTCGCCGGTCATTATTCCTCCCAATACTCAAGTATATCAGGAATTGATTCCACAAAGGCACGGCGGGTGGGTTCTGATAAAGTATAGCAATACACGTTATTATTGTGTACCCACACATTTACCGTTAATGATTCGTTCCATTCCCACGTGCGCCCGTAGGCAATAATTGTTTGCATTATTCTGTTACTCCAAGCATCCTATTCTTGCAAACGAGCCGCGCTCCTAGTGGATAATCAAAGGACGGCGCAATTCCAATTGTTTTGATATCAATTGCGTTTGGCAACATTTCTGTAGGATCATCGGCGGTTTCAAAGGTAATTGAATTACCGCCCGCGAATGTTGCACGGTATTGAAAGCGAAGTCGCTTTGGTTTCATTTGCATTGTATTTCCTTACTTTGACAATTCGACAAGGCGTCGAATGGCGGATTTGATATTGGTGGTTGTGAACGAATTGCCGCCCGCTTCCACAAAGTAAAAGCCGTTACGAAACACCAGACGAGGTTTCATCAGTTGTACCTCCAGACCAGTTCGCGCTGGACCTGCTGGAGCAGGCGCCGATACGCTTTCTCGTAGATACCGCCCTGCGAGACAAGGGTGGTGTAGCGGTATTCCGCATTGATGAGTTCGTCAGTGGTTGCACCACTGGCATCGCCCGCGATAAGGGCGTTTTGGAGTTGAACGAAGTTCACGTTACTCACCTTCCGTGTGAGGATTGACAACATCGGGGTATCCCAAGCAGTAGTCGCAGTTGCAGGCATCGTCTGCCAACGGGCAGGAAATCCTCTGCCAGTTGCCTACCTTCTTGATCTCTCTCATACTTCTATTATGGGGGGTGGCACAGTGAAAGTCAATAGCCAGGACAGGAAAATATGGTCAATGTTTCTTTACCTTTACTGTTTCTTTACTGTATGCATGAACCTCGAAAGTCGTTGCAGCACAACAGGTTTGGGGCACTCGAAAGTCGTTGCGGCACAACAACTATCAGCGTATGCGCATATTCATAGTGTCCATTATGCAATCACACAGAGTAACAAAACCAGCGAATTTATTGGTCTTTCGTAACAGAGAGTAATCGGGCGGGCGGCCAATTACTCTGCGTTACCGTAGAGTTCGGGCAATACAATCTTTCGCAATTGTGCAATTACTTTCTTATCCTCTTTTGTCCAATAATCTTTCATTGACAAATTCATTAGTTGAATTTGTGCTTCCTCTTTTGTCATTTCAATCATTCCTTTCTAATGCTATTTGCGGGGCGCTAATACGGCGCCTATTCAATTATGGGTTAGGACTAGGGTGTCCTACGCCTGTCATGCTTTGACAGGTGGCGCTCATTCCAGTAAGCGACCTTGTAGATAAGGAACATTGTCAGGAAGAAGATTACCAAGGTGGTCATCGTTCTCACTTCCTCTCTCTCTACTTATATAGTCTCATGTCCTACCCTTGAGCACATCCCCTATTCGGTTGTACTTGTATCATACGAAAGTATGATGTTTGTATGCTACACCTTCCTTCCTGTCAAGAGGTCCGCGACCCTATCGGCCGCTTCCACAATTTCCCATGTTGGGAACGACTCGGAAGCGTCGTGTCCGAATTGTGGGGCGCATTGCGCCGCTGTCAAAGCCTTGGAAAGGATTACGGCGCACGATCCGCAAAGCGTGTTCCAGACTTGAACATTGACGCTATGGCAAACGCTGCACGTTCCGTAGGTGCTCGGCATGACTTCCTCTCTTTGAGGGGCTTTCCCTCTTCCTTATGCTTCCATTATTGCACACGACACCGACAGAATGGAAGCCCAACGCAACAATTATATGGTAAAGATTTCTTGGTATTTACCATTCCTTTACCGTTACTGTGAGTGGTCGTGTACATGCTATGCATATGCATACATAGTACATGCATATATACACACAATGTATTGATACACATAGCATATGTACACACATGTATGTATGTGTATGCATATAGTATGTATTATTGAATAAGGTATGTTATGTAAAAAGAAAAAGTCCAGAGAATTTATAGTCCTTTCGTAACAGAGTGTAATCGGCCGCGCGGCGACGCCGCTGCGGCATGTTTCATTCGATTTGGTGCAAGGGAACGCACCCCCTAGGGGGTGCGTCGGGGGTCTCTCGCCCCCATATGGCGTTCCTTCCAGTACGCCACGCGGTAGATCACGAACAGGACCGTGAGGAAAAGGACGATGGTTGTCATTTCAACTCACCCTCTCAGTTGAAGAACGGCGCGAGTGCCCGCGCTGTCATTTCGTCCTGCGGGACCATCCCGTAGGTGACGCTAGCGGCGATAGCGTCCATCGCGGTGTCATAGGCGAAAACCCCGCCAGTGGGGAGAACCATGAAAAACATTTTTGCCTCTCCGGAGGGGCCTCTCCCCTCCCCCTTACACTTTTATTTTAGCGCACCTTGGGCTGGAATGGAAGGGATGGGCGCACTATTTTCATATTTTTTTTATTTTTTTTTACGCATCATACACATAAACGGCGGCTCAATTTTTTTGGACATTGTATGGGCACACGCTTGCTTTTTTATGTGCATTATTTTATTATTGATTTATGAAAATGTGCAGGCGTTGTTTTAAGCGCAAACCTTCGGAGCAATTCACCCCGTTGCGCAAAAATTCTAAGCAAAGGGAGTCCCAGTGTCGTGATTGTCGTAACAAGGCGCGTCGAGAACTACACAAAAAGAATCCGGTGTTATTGGAACGTCACAGAGAGCGTTCAAGAAAACGTAGGGCGGAATTAAACAATGAACGCACATGTTTTTCGTGCAAAGAACACCGGCCAAAATCCGAGTTTGTTCCCGGTGGAAACAAGTGTGTCACCTGTAAAAATCGACAGGAGTACGAATCGTGGCAACGCAAACAATTTGTGCAGTACAGAAAATCGTTAAAACGTAATCGGCGGCGCAAGTGTTTTGAGTGTCAGGAGCCGATCAACGACTCAAGAAAGTATTGTGAGCGGTGTCGCAAATGGCAGGCAGAGAACGTAAAGTGCCTGCGCCACGGCATCAATATTTTAGACTACAACGAATTGTGGGTGCTTCAAGACGGTCGGTGTTTAATCTGTCAAAGTGCTGAAAATTTGGTCATTGACCACGACCACGGCTGTTGCCCAGGGATGTACTCTTGCGGTGATTGCGTGCGCGGTTTACTGTGCGTTCGGTGTAACACCGGCATTGGTTATTTTAAAGATTCTTCACGTCTGCTGGCCAGCGCACAAAAATATCTTACCCGTGAGTAACAACCGCATGACAATTGGCACACAACACTCTGCATTTTTTGAGTTCGTCAAGTATGGTGTTGAGACTGTATCTTCCTACCATGTCGGAAACGTGTTCTTTCTTTCCACCGGCCGTTGTGTATTTGTTTGTTGGGTCCGTGTGGTCCCATTCTAAAGCCGCAGGGTGTTCGTTGTACCCGCATTTTTCGCAGCCCCGCGCCATTTTCATTTTGTCCAGCAGCCAGCGGTGCCATTCTCTGTCTTTTAGCACACCGGCCCCGTGTTGTGTATGTTTGTGGGGGCGAACCAGTCCACAAAAACGCCGGTCGCGAATCGTGGTTTTGGCGCCCAAATGTGTACTCTTTCAGAATTTGGTGTGCGGCGATGGTCGGGAAATCCTTGTTCAAACAGCCAACAGTCTACGGGGGTGGTGATTCCTTGTTGCTGTACCGCCGCCAAAAGTTTGCGCGCTCCGGACGGCCAGTACAGTATCGCCACACAACTGTACCCCTGGTACGCTCTGGCCAAAAATTCGTGGTTGATGGTGTGATTGGGCGAGCCTCCCCGCCACACTCCGGAAAGTGTCCATCCCACGGTGTCGTACTCAAAATCGTTAAATTGATCGTGCGGAACGAACAGCGCCATGGCGTCCGGAGTGGTCATGTTTTCGGTAATTGTTGTGTACCATTCGTCAAATCCGTCCGAAATGATGGCGTCGTCTTCCACGACGAGCAACGGCTCGTCGTTGTCCGCACACCATTGCCAACAATTGTGTTGACTGAGCCACACTCCCAGTTCGCCAATTCGGGGCGTCCAAGAATCGAACGTCAGCCCGCGACGTTCGGCTTCCGCCAACAAATCGTGGCCGGGACCAAAAAATTCGATTTCTTTGATTTCTTCGTGCTCGGACAATTGTGCGCGAATCGCGCTTTTTGATTGTTCCCGTTTGTCCGTGACGGACACTATTGTGTACTTCATGCCACAGGCGCGGGGTCGAATATCAGCCCGTCGCGCAGCGGATTCTCGTGCCAATAGTGCTCGTAGTAAATTTCATGAATTGCTTCCGGACCACGCGCTTCCAGCAATGCTCCGTGGTGGCGCCAGTGAATTCCGACTCCTTCCGGCAAATCCGTACGTTTGAGAGCGGCCGAACCCTGCCTGACCTTGTTGATAAATTGCTCAACGCTACGGTACGGAAAGTGTCTAATAACAAGTTGTCCCATTTCACGGTCCATTCCGTGTTCACCGTATTGTGCGTTGTGATTGCCTTCATGAATGACAAGGTTCGTGGCGGTGCGACACGCCACCTTGTGCAATTTTGCCGGTTCCTGTTCACGATACCCCATGCGCTTGACCGGATTGTACAGTTGCGGATCAAGGGACGTTGACCAATGGTTGTATATTGCTGCCGGGGCAACGTGTGTGCCGTCAAGGTGCGTCAAGCATTCTTTAATTGTCGGATAATGTGGACTGTACCATATTTCATCGGCGTCAAAAGGAACAACCCAGTCCGCTCCTTCGTGTCCGGCCCGCAAGGCGAGCGCTGTGGTCTTTTTTGATTGTTCGTGTGCCGGGTTGGTGTCATCAACCAGTGTCACCGGATACTTTTCAATAATTTCTCGGGTCATGTCGGACGACATGTTGTCGGCAATAATAATGTGATCCACCTGTGTCAACATGTGCTCCAACACCGGACCAATAATGTCCTGTTCGTTGCGAACCATTGCAATTCCAAAAACTACCGTCATTAGTATCCTGTTCCTATTCTGTTTTTACCAATGTGAAAGCACCATTCCCCTGATTCTCGTGACCCCCAAAATCCGGCCACACTGTCGGTTTCAGAGTACAGCCTCCAGCCGAATTTTCCTTCTGATTCCGGCTCATCAATCCAATCACGATCATGAATTAATTGTGTGCGAATGAGTGAAGGGTTCGTTGTAAAAAAATTGCGGTGTTCAAGCCAATGATTTGTGCCGTCCGTCTTGTCGGTGTACGTGTTGGCACGAGACTCGACAATTCCGCCAAACCACGCCTCCACATCGTTCCAGGGCTGGCGTCTCAAAGCCAACTGTACAAGTTTTGGATTGTTTTCCATTACTGTAATCATTTTATCAAGTTTTACCGGACGAGTGTACACAAAGTCGTCTTCCGTAAAGAAAATCCAGTCATTTTCACAGTTTTTACGCAGCCAAGACCATGCGGAGTTGTACGCTCCCGCAAAACCAGAACGGCCGGGAGTCGAACAAATTGTGAATTGGTCTCCGTACGTACGGCGCAACCAATCGGTAAAAGCCTGGTCGCCAGAATCGTCGTGAATGACCAGTTGTGTAAAGTCTCCCCGCAAGTTGTCCAGTGAATTGATTGATTCTGACAGATACTCTCCTCTGCCGTCCGTCATTATTATTAAAGTAATCATCACGCCCCCCAAGACGCCGAATGAATTGAACTAAAAAGGCCGGGATCAGAAACCCTGTTATTCCTTGAATTGTTGGAAGCGTGAACAATGTACACCGCTTTTTCATTGTGTGTTATCTTTGCTCCACGGCGATAAGCCTTCAAAAACAATGCGTAGTCCTCCCACGCAGAAAATTCTTGAAATCCGCCAATTTCGGCAAACATTTTCTGCCGGATTGCGGTACCAATGACACAAGGGTTTATTGCCTCAATGTCACGATCATTGAGCAGTTCAGCCTTTTGTGGAATACCGTGTTTGATAAACTGTACCGCTGGCGCACGAAGGTCTCCTTCGGCCTCCATTAAAGCGTCCACGTATCCGGAAGCCAACTGGTCGTCAGCGTCAAGAAAAATTAGCCATTCCGCACTTGTCGCAAACCCTGCCGCGTTACGCGCGCGTGCGAGAGTGTGGTCGTACGAAATAATTACCGGAACGCCCTGTTCCATTGCTGACGGAATTGCGCGCTTTGAAGCAATGTCAAGCCAGCGCTTTTTGTCACCGTATATTCCAATAATAATAACAGCGTCAGTCATCTCTTTGCCCACCCCACAAAGCGCTGCGTACAGAAAATAATGGCAAGGAGGTGTCCATTCGTTCCTGGGCCAGTTTGTAAGAATCGTCCCATTTGGCTTTTCCTGCCGAAGGATGAAAGTGTTCTACAATAGCCTCTTTACAAAATGCCCACGCGCCGCGCAATTTTGCGGTCGCGACCATTTCGTCGTCAACAAATTCGTGAACGTAGCCCTCGTACAAAATTTTGTCTGGTTCTCCGTCAACCAAACCATTCTTTTTAACGTACTCGCGAGTGACAAGGGTGTGTGTTGAGTGCAGCCCTTGAATGACTCTAGGGTTAGCAAGATCGTTTGTCCCAACAACATGCACATTTGGATCATTAAATTTTGCTACCGCCGCTTCAAACCAACCCATGCGAAAGAAAATGTCGGAGGCGCCGGTAAAAATTAGTGGCTCTTTCGTCAAATTGTATCCAAGATTAATCTTTTTGGCGTAATCCCCAACCCTTGCCTGAAACGTAACAATGTACTCCAAATCTTGCTCTTTCAAAGTTTTAATTACTTCATGATCTCCACTAGAAACAATAAAAAGCGTCCTGGCTTTTGGAACGGTGTTGTTTATGGAAACCATCAAACGTTCAATTGTTTCGGCTCGTCCCAACATGGGGACCAGGATCACCAAATCTTCGTCGGTAAACCGTTTTTGCACGCTTGCCCTTTCGTCGTTAAAATATTATATCACTGTTCGTCTTCTGACTCACCAGAAAACTCTTCGTACGTTTCTTTATTCATCCACGGCACGCCGGTCAGCAAACCGCCTTTGTCGTGAATTTCTAGCAGTTGATCCCGCTTCTCTTCGTTGGGAATGCTAACAATGAGGGCGTCGTAAATCCTTGCCAGTTGTATAAACACACCGGCCAATGCCTGTTCCAGTGCTTCTAGTCTTGCTTCTTCCATTTTAATCCCTCTCCTACGTAAATGTCTTTTGCGTGTGTGTCAAACCAACCAAAACTAGGATTCCATTCCCACGTCCACACAGTCATGTATTCTGGCCGGTCAATCAAAACGTTGTCGTCTTCAATGTACGCTTTCATTTTCGTGCCTCCATCCAAAAACGTTAGGGAATTCTGGTGCAACAAGCGAATTTGCGGCCTGGGCCAATTCTTGAATTTCTGCCTGGGCGTCGTGACCAAGACGTTGATCAAGGAAGTTAAGAAACCCTGCCAGACTGATGGTCCAGTAGTAACGGACATACATCCCGTACGCTGGCAAGAAAAGGCGGGCCTGTTCGGGAGCAATGTTTTGTCCCATGGCCAAATTGTACAACTGTTCGCCCATGTCAATGTAGTTTTGTAAAGATTCGGTAAAGAATCCGCACGACAGTTCATCAAGAACGGGTCCGGAACCCTGTTTGCTGTTTTCGGGCGCGGAGCGCCACTGTGTCGGCACATAAAATGTGGGTTCTTCGGTAATGTAGCGACGACTGGACTCGTTCCAGCCGTTCTGATCGTCCACAAATGTACTGGCCACCGCGTACTTCCAGTGTTGCCGTGCAACCATCAAGGGAACGTAACACTCAAAAGACAAACTCACGTGTCTCAAAGGGGAAGTGTGACCCTCGGTAAGGAGAAAGTCCAGTAGTTTTTTGTCTTTGTTGTCAAATTCTTCGGATTTCTTATCGTAAGACACTCTGGCGGCATTAACAATGTCTAGTTCGTTACCAAAACAGTTAACGAGTCCGACGTAACCCTTGTCAAGGATGGAAACGTAATCTTCTGGGATTGGAGCCACTTCTACCTCTTTCTTCTCATAGGGAACGTACTTCAATTCTACTCTGTACCGGCGTTCAAATCTATTAAAAATTCTATGAACGGGGGATGACTTTCTCATCTTCAAGGAAAGTCCTCATTTCACTAATGGTTGTGTATCCTAGTATTCTCTTAAAAGGGCAACCGTAGCCAAGGCACCAAAGGAAGATTTCATTTTGTTCCGACCATCCCGGCTGTAGCGGCAGTTCGGAGTCACACGACGAACACATGTACTCTCGCCAGGGTTGTCCTATGGTGCTAACGTACGAAACATATTTTTGCACGACCTTGAGGTCTTCGATCAGTTCTTCTTGACTCATTTTGTCACCGTATTAAAATTGGACACCTTTCGTGGTATTGCTCTTTTGTGTGCGGCGTTCTTTCTTGTGACGCACTTTTTGTGGTACATGACGTATCCGCTGTTCTTTTTCTTTCGCCGCCTCTGTAGCCTTAGTACGGACTGTTGTTCGTCCGTGATTGGTTTTCTACAGTAGTAACATGTCTCAGAAATACCAGAGTCTTTGGGGCCAAGGCCCAACAGTGGTTTTTGTTTGTTCATTTTTACAGTATATCACATGGTCAGTGTACGGCCTGGTTATTTTTAGTGTGCTTCGCAGCGGCCCTTGGCCGCAAGACTTTGTATTTTAATTAAGTAATCAGAGGCCATAGCCAGCATCCGTGGTGGCGGAAACACTGGCTATGACTTCAAACTACTCAATTTCTTTTTAAGGTGGATGACTTTATCTATTCTGTTTTCATAATCCTAGGGGTCGCTCACATCTTTCGATGCTTAGGGAATGTGATCACTTCCCGGTTTACCACCACGCAGTTAAATTATTTTTAGTCGCTGACTGCCCGATTACGACCTCTTAACATAATTGTACATTACTTGTGGCCCCGTGTCAACTAAAATGTTATAATGGCTTCATGCTCATCTCCTACAAGACCCATTTGGGTGGTCTTGACACCTCCACTGGCTACGGATACGCAGGTCAAGGGATGGTTGAAAGTTTAGTCAGGTTGGGTCATCAGGTGCATCTTGACGACCGAACGTCACCGGTCCAGTTTATGTTTACCCAACCCACCGACTATGAGTGGGACTCCAATCAGTACTCCATTGGGCTGACCCCGTGGGAATCAACCGAAGTACATCCTGGCTGGATAGACAAGATGAAGACCGCCGACGAGATTTGGGCCACGTCGGAACTTAACAAATTATGGTACGAACGGCTGGGGCTTGAAGTCACAACCGTGTACCCTCATGGTATCACACACAACTGGACTCCGCGACTAAGAAAACGCGGGAAAAAGTTGCGATTTTTGCACGTTGGTGAGCCTGCACCACGAAAGTGCGGGCAAATGGCGTTCAATGCGTTCCTCAATTTGTTCAAGGACAACGAAGACGTGTCTTTGACAATCAAAGCCAACGGGCACACAGGAATTAGATACGACCCCGGTATTCCTGGTATACTCCTGACCCCAGACGACTTTCCAAACGTAAAAGTAATCAATCGTGACGTGTCGGAGGAAGAGATGGTCTCTTTGTACCACAGTCACGACGTTCTTTTGTACCCGTCGTACGGCGAAGGTTTTGGGTTTATTCCAATTCAAGGGTTGGCGACAGGAATGCCGGTAATTTTTAACAGTGATTGGGCACCGTACGCAAAATACGACCTTGGTTTAAAGATTTCTGACCGTTTGGTCCCGTCGCCTTGGAAAGGAATGCATCCTGGGCTAATGTTGGAGCCAGAACAGCAGTCACTTGAGCATTTGATGGTTTCGGTTTACGAAAACTATGATTTTTACGCTTCGGAAGCATTTAATCAAGCAAATGCGCTTCACCACGAGTTTGACTGGCTTCGTCAGACCCAAAAAGCGTTTTCTCACGTCGTTAATCGCTTTGAATAGTAAAGGTTTAGTAAACTTTGAAAATTGTAGAGTACCGTTAGCGGGCATGGTACAATATACGTAGAACTTTTTCAAATTCAAAGTACTACTACTCAGGAGAATACATGACCAACCTTTCGTTCCGTCTACTAGACGACTTTATCGCCCCCTACATTGAAAAAGAGGCCCCTTTTGGCTTCCGCGACGCTGGTGGAAACAGCATTGGCGAAATTACGTTCATTCGCACGTACTCGCGCGTAAAGGAGGACGGAACAAAGGAAAAATGGTACGAAGTGTGCCGACGTGTCATTGAAGGCATGTATTCCATTCAAAAAGACTGGGCCGCAAAGAATCGCCTGCCCTGGAACGCCAACAAAGCGCAGGCTTCCGCAAAAGAAGCGTACGACCGAATGTTCAATTTGAAGTGGACACCACCGGGACGTGGACTGTGGGTTACCGGAACCGAATTGATTCATGATCGTGGAGTTGTCGCCGGACTGTACAACTGCTCGTTTGTGAGCACCGGAGACATTGAGCGCCACGATCCAGGCGCGGTGTTTGGTTGGGTCATGGACGCACTCATGCTTGGAGTCGGAGTAGGCTTTGACACTCGCGGAGCGTCAAAGAACATTGTTGTGAGTGAGCGCACACCCGCCGATACGGTGTACACCATTCCCGACACTCGCGAAGGCTGGGTAGAGTCCATTCGTCTGCTCATTAACTCTTTCCTTCGTCACAATCACTCCCTTGAGTTTGATTATTCTGAGATTCGTCCGTACGGAGAACCAATCAAGGGGTTTGGCGGTACCGCCAGTGGCCCAGGACCACTACAAAAGGTCCACCGTCAAATCACAGAAATTTTTGAGTCCCGTATTGGAGAAACGCTTGACTCACGCATGATTGTTGACATTGTAAACCTTATCGGAACATGTGTTGTTGCCGGTAACGTTCGCCGGTCAGCAACAATCGCTTTGGGTAATCAAAACGATGAAGAATTCATTGAACTCAAAAATTACGACAAGAATCCTGAGCGCGCGGAATACGGCTGGATGAGTAACAACACCGTGGTCGTTGATAGTGAAGGTTACGATTACGAGGACGCGGCAAAGCGTATCACTGACAATGGCGAGCCGGGATTCCTGTGGCTTGACACAATGCAGAAGTACGGACGCCTGGGCGACGCACCGGACAATAAAGATTGGCGGGCACTGGGCACGAACCCTTGTGCTGAGATTTCTCTTGAGTCGTACGAATTGTGTAATCTTGTAGAGATTCACCTTGCCAAGCACGAAGACCTTGCCGACTACATGCGAACACTCAAGTTTGCTTATCTGTACGCCAAGTCAATTACTCTGCTGCCGACTCATTGGCCGCAGACAAACGCTGTCATTCAGCGTAACCGTCGCATTGGAACATCAATGACAGGAATCGCCGGTTTTGTTGATAAGCACGGTTTGCCAGAGTTCCGCAAGTGGGCAGACTCAGGCTACGATGAAATTCAGCGGTACGATAAGAAGTACTCTGAGTGGCTAGGAATTCGTGAGTCCATTCGTACCACCACCGTAAAGCCCAGTGGCTCTGTGAGCCTTCTGAGCGGTTCCACGCCAGGGGTACACTGGCCCGCTGGTGGAGAGTACTACCTGCGAGCGATTCGATTCTCTTCCACTGACGCAATGCTGGATTTGTTCCGTCACGCTAACTACCGGATTGAAAAAGACGTTGTTTCTGACAACACTTATGTTGTCTACTTCCCAATCAAGACGGACATGGCGCGGAGTGAGAAAGACGTGTCAATTTACGAGAAGATTCATTTGGCTTCCGAAGCCCAACGGATTTGGTCCGACAATTCTGTGTCCGTGACGGTGACATTTGACAAGGACAATGAGGCCGGTGACATTGCTCGGGTGCTAAAAATGTACGAGGGTGAACTAAAGACCGTTTCCTTCTTGCCCATGACAAAGGACGTTTTTCCACAGATGCCATATTCTGAGATTACTAAGGAGGAGTACGACGAGTACACGATGCAGTTGATGAAGATTGACTTTGACGCCATTTACGACGGCGTTGACAATCTTGAGGCTGTGGGCGAAAAATACTGCACCACCGACACGTGTCTCATTTAATGGTACAATTGTTTCATGGGAATAATTACAACGGAGACTGTCACAGGCAAATATCCTGAACAGGGAAACAAGTTTACCAACGACCCGCCTCTCAAAACAAAAAAGAAGCGCAAAAGAAAGAATAAAAAGTGAGCAACGTTGGAAAGTGGGACGGATGGTACGGCGGCGTCACTCTCCCTGAACCATATGGAGAAGCGACAACGTATTACGAAGCGGAAAAACATCTTAAAGGTTTAAGTGTTGAAGACTGGGGTTGTGGAAAAGGATTCTTTCGCACAATTCATTCCGGCGGGTATCTTGGTGTTGATGGGTCAAATACCCCGTACACTGACGTAATTGCGGACCTCACAGAGTACACCAGTAACGCGGAAGGCATTTTGCTGCGACACGTCATTGAACACAACTCTGACTGGGAATCAATTTTAAACAACGCCGTTTCTTCTACGGACAAACTTGTATTGGTTCTGTTTACTCCAATGTCAAGAAAGACAAAACAAATTGCATGGAACGACATTGGAGTGCCAGACATTTCCTTTAAACATGGAGATATTGTTGACATTATTGGAAAATGCAGATGGGAAACTTTTTACACCGACACCATTTATAAAACAGAACGTCTGTACTGGAAAGTATGATATAATTATGTTGCCACCGCGTGCAGAACTGCGCCTTAGTGTGGTTATGGTTACCACCATCAACGGCCCCGCCCACAAGGCGGGGTTCGTTGCATTTTCGGCCGGGAAGAGATAAAATAAAAGATATGTCCTACCATAATGAAGTAATAGCCGACAACCCATCAGCGTACTGGTCATTTCAAGACGCGGCGCCAGGAAAAGTGGGTCGCACCAACCTTTGTCCCGATCCGGCATTTTCTTCAAACGCGGCAATCAGTAAATATTGGACGGCAACGTCAGGAAACGTCACACTGTCAAAAAACACTGGCGTCCAAAACCTTTTAACGGCCAACCAAGCAAACCTAGAGGCAAACAATACGACTGGATTCAATAACCCATTTCAATGTACTTTGGCAACTTCAGCGACAGGTCCACTAAGCGGGTCGTACAATCTTGCAGTAACAGCAACAAGCACAAGTTTTGCGTTCTTTACTCCACTGGGCACATCCGGAATTCCCGTTACTGTGGGACAAGTATACACGGCAACAGCATCCGTAAAAGCCGGTGGAAATAGTGGAGACATGCACATTGGTATTAGATTCTATAATGGTGCCGCAAGTTTGGGAGACAACGACGGAACCACCGTGACAGCAACGTCCGCAGGATACGTCACTTTGCGAGCCGTTGTCACGGCACCAGCAAACGCCACACACGCAACAGTGTACATTGGATCGGGAACGGTAGTAGCAAACGATATTTTCTATTTTGATCAGTTTGGTTTTTGGGCGGGTTCTTACGGAACATGGATTCCCGGTTCAGCGTCAATTGGTAGTCCGTTCGCTTTTGTCGGAAACACTTCCATGCAGATTTTGTCCAACGCCGGATCAAACTCCGTCGTCATTTCTGGTAACGCCAGCACACTTGCTGAACAACCGGCCGTGCCAGGAAAGCCGTACTTTATCAAATTGCGAGGAATTACTTCCGTAGTGGCAGGAAACTCTACTTTTAAAGTGGGGTTCATTTGGACGACGACCGCAGGCACCACACTGACAAACCTTTCCGTTAATCAATCGCTTAGTAGCACCGCATGGAGCGCTCCGTATTTTAGGGCCACCGCTCCACCGGACGCTGCCACGGTTCGGCCGGTGGTGACAGTAACAATGGCAAACGGCGAAACCATTTATCTTGACGCTGTGCTCCTTGAACAAACGGCAAAAGAAGGAGAATATTTTGACGGTGATTCAGTTGACTGTGCTTGGGTAACCGACGCGTCGGGAATTTCAGTGTTTGGGGTGTCACGCACAAATCTTGCGCCAAACCCTCAATTGTCCGGAGCAGCAAGTCCAAACTGGAGTTTGGCACGCATGACAGCAGAAATAAAAACTTCCGGAGGCAGAACTGGAGCGTACTGGAAGGCAACAATTACTGATTACACTGCACCGTACATTACTAATCCTGCATCAACAACATCCATGTATCCAATTAGACCCGGTAATAAAATCAGTATGTCTTACTATGCTAGGACTTATAAGACTGGCAATTTATTTTCAACGCTTATCTATTGGTACAACATTAACGGAGAGTTGATTAGTACGCTTAGTGGATCAACTTCAAAAATGGCAAAAGAAAAATGGTCAAGGTCAGGAATATCTGCCGTTGCCCCAGCAAATACATATTATTGCAGAGTAGTTTTGTTCTTAGATTCAACAAACATGTCCAACGGAGACATTGTTGATTTTTGTGATGTATTAATTGAACATTCTGCTTCGGTTAACGAGTACTTTGACGGAACGTTTGCCAACTGTGCATGGACCGGAACCGCACATTTGTCTACTTCAACAACAAGCGTCGGTGATGACGAAACAATTTACAACAACGACGCAAAAATGTTGGCCGGATACACAAAGTACCCTCAAGCCTTGGAAGAGTACAATTCTGTACAGTTGACTCAGGGATCGGTAATCAAATACACCGACACTTACCCGACAAATCTTTTGACTGACAACAACGCATCGTTTGAAACGTCGGTGTCGGCCTCCGGATCAAATTGTACGGTAGCCCAAGACGCCACGTACGCTGCTCATGGAACAAAATCGGTGCTACTGACAAGTTCTGCTGCGGGAACCATATCAAGCACAATTGTTACACAGTCAGTCACACCAGGAGAAACTTACACAATTGTTGGTAAGTTTAAAACTGACAAGCCGGGAGGGATGGGTGTATTTCTTTCTGTTGCATCTTTAAGTGATGACTCTTATCGCGTGCAAGCGGTAAAAGACAGTTGGGTAGAATACAGAAAAACTTTTACTGTGCCACCTGGAGTTACTACAACAAACATTGCCATTAGTTCTTCCGCCCTGTTTGGTGGCCACCCGACTGCTGCTGGCCAAAAGTTATGGTTTGACTGTTTTGGGATATTTAAAGGTGTTGTTGGATCATGGTCACTACCAAGTGCTACAACATACTCGCCACAAGAGAAGTCTTTGTTCCCAGTAAAAACATGGACCGGGTATTCTGACAAAAAACCGTTTATTTTTGAGTGTCTGGTGCGTCCAGAAACGTACCGTTCAAAGATTGCGCTGCTTGAGACTTATTGCGATGAAGTACACTATTCCATGCTGGGATACACGTCGGCACCGTCGTCTCGTGACTACATTTCTGCTTTTTCAGGAGATGCGTTTTTCCCAGGACAAGTGTTATCCGGTGGAGCGTCTGGGGACGTTAATAGATTTGCTGCGGGGACGTACGTAACTTCAGTTTACAAACAGTCTGTTGCTGTGACAAATGCCACGTACGCTGGCGGAACAATCACGTACACGGCACCCGGCCACGATTTTGTTGCCAATTCTGTCGTACAAATTTCTGGAATTACTCCAACTGCGTACAACGTTCAGGGAACCGTTGCTTCCGTCAATGGTGACGATTTTACTATTACTCAGACAATTGCTGGGGGAACATTTTCTGTTGCGGGAACCGCATCAAATGCAATTATTAACATTAGTGCCGCAACAACAGGATCAGTAGCGTCAGGAGTCAGGCTCAATCAGGTACAAAATAGCGGGGTGTATTACGAAGACGGCAGTGTGTACGTTCGCCTGTACGGAACCGACAAGCAGGGGCGGGTGGTTGATGAAAAAGTTAGCGCCCTCATTGACAGTGTTGATTCAACCCATGTGGTTGTCAAGTTTGACGGAGAGTACATTGAAATTTATGGCAACGGAAAAATTCTTAACAGAGAAAAAATTACCATTCCTGACATTTTTGCAACAATTAACGGGTATCGCACACGCGCAATCACTGGCAACGCATTCGTGTCAAACGTGGCATTGTACAATTCGTCGGTAAACATTTCGGAAATCCTGGCGCACAATGATTCGCGGGCCACTGACAAGGCCGACGTTGGTATTTACAGTGAGGGCGACGTACAGTTCTTTGACATTAACAGATCAAACAACACCGACGTTGATTCCATTGAGTCCCCGGCCGTCAACTCGTGGCGCGGGTGGACAGCAAACAATGTTTTTATCGCGTCGGACAACAAAACGTTGGGCATTCGTAAAATGTCTTCCGTTGAGCCAAGCGATTCTTCCCTGGTGACCTTTGGAACAAACGGGGCGTCTCTCAAGTCCGCATCATTACTGGTTCCTGACGCCAGCCTAATCATGTCAAAAGATTTTGCCGTTACCGCCACATTTAGGTTTGATCAATACACCCAAGACTCCGACGCTTACGACGGGCAAAAGTTCTGCGTGTATCAGGTCGTCACCAAAGACAAGTCCGCTCAATTTAATGTGTACCGCATCCTTAAAGACGTTGGCGGAACAATAAAAACCTACCTGGCTCTTGGGTATCAAGAAGGCAACGGTGACGAGCGTCTTGAATTGATTGATTACACTTCGTACGGAACAAGTTTTCCGACGACACCGTTTAACATCATGCTCAAACGTTCCGGTAATCAAATTATTTTGATGGTGTACAACGTTGCGCAAGGAACCAACGCCACGGTTTCAATTACCGATCCGGCAATTTCTGGATACAGTGACATTTTGTTGTACGTCGGAGGAAACATTGACGGAAAGTTGCCAGGTTTTGTTACTGTAACAAACCTCAAACTTGTTTCCACTCTGTCAGCAGCCAACGAATTAACATTCATGAACTCAGATTCAGTCAAGGAAGAGGCCAAGGCACCGCTTTCGACAACAAACAACTACGGCATTTCCCAGCAGGGATACGCCACGGTGGACGTTAGTTCGTCACAGACAAACTCCAGCGGACTGCCAAACCTTTCGGTTGGTGACGCAAGAATCACATGGTCACCAGAAATGTCTAACATTTCGGTAAAGTCTAGCGTGGTAAAAAATATTGTTCATCCTTACGCGGCAAACGGAGAAATGGACAACTCCGGATGGTCCCTGTACGGAGCGGCCAGCGCCTTTGCTACGGACACGACGTACTCTGTAATTGGAAGAAAATGCTACAAACTCACATCCAACGGCGCCGGTATTGGTTACGCCTATGGAAATGCCTGGTCGCAAATTGTCGGGGGGCAAACTTACACCGCCTCAGCAATGTTAAGGTCAAGTAAATCGTCTGGTGAATTAGGATTTGTTGGGTTTGAGTTGTGGAACGGCACGACGTGGGCTTCTGACGACGGCGGGTACACGTCGTTTAGTATTAGTAGCAACGGTTGGATTCAAGCAACGCACACTTTAACTACCCCCGCAGACGCAAAAATGGCAAGGGTAATTGTCGGCAGGTACAGTGGAGCGACGGACGCAATAACGTACATTGATTGTGTTGGGTTGTGGCCAGGAACAAGCACTCAATGGGCACTGCCAACAACGTCTGTCGGAGAAAACATTCTGCGTGAGGATCAGTCAACGTTTGAGGGAAATTCTGTTGCTGGATACAATTCAAATCAAAATTGCACGGCAACGGTGACAACAACAAACGTGTACAGTGGAACTTACGCAATGCAAATGTCTTCCAATGCGGCCGGGTCAATGAGCGTGTGGAGCAGCCTTGCGTACAAACATCTCGTTGAGCCGTTTGCTGAGTACACTGTCACCGCAATGGTCAAATCGGCGTCGGTGTCACGAACATTCAACGCACAAATTTATTTTTACGATGACGCTGGCACGTCGCTTGGTGCTGTTTCTTCTTCAACAACAACAAGTACAACAGAATGGACAGAATCGCGATTCAATGTTGTCGCACCAGCGGGAGCGGTGACTTCAACAATATTGGTACAAATTCAGTCCACCGCCGGGGCCAGCGAAATTCATTATGTTGACAATGTTGGTGTCATTAAGGGCGCAAATCAAAAGTTTTCGGCCCCGTCTAATAGAACAAGCGAGTACGAAACCATTCCTTATTCAGGGTACACGCCGTCCTGGTTCTATAATGGCGGGAACGTTCCGTCAACAAATACCATCAAAATAGATTTTGCTACCAACGACTCCGAAGACGACGTTCCGCTCTTGAATAAGTTTAATGTGCAGTACGACAGCGTTGGAGTCATCCAAGAAATTAAAACCGGCGAACAAATCAAAACTTCCGGAGGGTACACGTTCACTCAGGACAACAAGGCTTTGACTTACGCTTCAAACAATAACGGTATTCGTTTGTCGGAGGCGGGAGCACTGTACTACGGGCCGGACGTATCAAAAGATAATCTTATTAGTAACTGGTCATTCAATGGATACGAAGGTTGGACGTGCAATGGTTCGGAGCGCATTGTTGTTGATCCTGGTCTGAGTTCGGGGGTGGCACTACAAATACCTGTTGTCAGCACGGCCACACTGTCCACAGACCCGTCAATAAAATATCCTGTGGCTCCTTCCACCAGTTACACACTCTGTTTTTATGTGAAGGCTTCTGGGGCTTACTCAGCGACCGCCGTCGCCAGCATTGATTGGCTAAACGTCGCCGGAACTTCCGCCGGTTCTTCGGCAACATCAGCATCAATTGCCATTGACGAAACCGTAACAAAGATTTATGTGACGGGAACGTCGCCAGCGTCGGCGGTGTCGGCACGAGTCAACCTGGCAATCACGTCAACCGAAGACCAGTTGGTGACGGTGGACACGGTGGTTCTCAATGAAGGATCGTCAACAATTGACTTAACAACAATGCCATGGCCCATCTTCTCTCTGCCGCACTCTTTTAAAACTGTCGGCATGATTGTTCGACCAGGAGACACGTACACTTCCGGAAACGCGTACACACTGTTCGACGCTTATTTAGGATCAACAAGATATTCTATTTACTTTAACACGGCGTACGGACTCATGTTCTCTGGATTTACCAGCCTTTACATTAACGGAACGGCCGCGTCTTACGGAAGTGGAACGTACACAGAATTGCCAACGGACGGCTGGTCACACATTGTTGCAACAATTGATACGGACGAAATGCTCATGCCGTCATCAACAAGAAAAGCGTATTTTGGATCAACCACCGGAGAGTTGGAACGTGGACCGTGGGTATTTGACAGTGTTTGGTTCCAACGTTCAGCGGCAACAGAAACGTCGGCCATGAATCATTACCAAAGCATTTTTGGGCGGGTAAACACAAAAATCTATGACACTCTGACAAGTAGTCCCATCTTGACAATGCCAACACAGGCGGCAACTTACTCGTTGGTCAGCAACGTCGCAACGTTTACGACAACGTACGAACACAATCTCAAAGAAGGTCAGTCGGTTTACATTGACTTTACCAGCGGAACAGCAACGGACGGAACGTACACCATCAACAAGGTTTTGTCGGGAACTTCGTTCACGGCCACGGTTGTCAACGCCAATACCAGCGGCGCAGCGCTACTGTACAACAAAGAGATTGGTGTGTACGAAAAGCCTTGGTCGAACATTTTGGCACCCGACACGACCAAATCTTGACATTAAAACACTAAATTGGTACCATTGCTGCATGGAAAACGACACTAGGACAGGAAAAAGTAAAACCAGGGTGGTCTACGAAGACCATGACAAGTTTGGTCTGTATCTTTGGAAAATGCCAAACGGACAATTTGTTGGTGACTCAGAGGGAAACTTTTTAAACATTGCTGCCGTGTACGGAAGCATTGAAAAGATTGCGCGTCTCAGGCAGGCAGTGGCATCGTACGGAATTAGCGAGGGAGAGCCTGTGTTTTTCCCAGGCCACCGCCGCGTCACAGACGCCGAATACGAGGATCAGCAGGCGCGTTTGCAGGCCGGTCTGACTCCTGACCCTGATGATCTTGGTGTTATTAAAGACGAGTTGAGGCAACGCAAGCGGTATGGCTGAGTACATTGACGACGACGATTCGGCCGTTCGCGTCGTAACAACAAAAAAGAAGGCCAATCAAGAATTTGAGGCCGACAATTTTAGCCTGTCACAAGAAAAAGCGCGGGCACTGACAGGAATTTCTCCAGCGTTCAAGCGTAAAATTACAAAGTTTTTCCGTGGTCAGGACGGAGCGGAGTCAAAGCAAAACGAGTACTACACTCTTACCGGCTACGACATTTTCCAGGTGGCCACCCCTGCGTACAATTTGACGTATCTGTCAAAACTTTACGAAATTTCTTCCTACCATCACGCGGCGGTGGACGCCAAGGTGTCCAACATTGTGGGCCTTGGATACGATCTTGTTGAATCGTCTGACGTAAAACAAAAACTAGAAAACATTGAGGACGAGTCAAAACTACAAAAGGTGCGGGCAAAACTAGAACGCCAGAAGCAGGAATTGTTCCGTGTACTTGACGAATTGAACGAAGACTCGCTACTCGTTGAGACATTAATGAAGGCCGTCACGGATTACGAGGTGACAGGAAACGGATACATTGAGGTCGGGCGAACAACAAATGGGGACATTGGGTACATTGGCCACATCCCGTCAGTACACATGCGCGTGCGTTTAAAGCGCGATGGGTTCGTACAAATTGTTAGCAACAAGGCCACGTTCTTCCGTAACTATGGGGATCAAGAAACTCCCGATCCGCTGGGAAAGGACGACCGTCCCAATGAAGTCATTCATTTAAAGAAGTACACGCCAACTAACAGTTACTATGGCGTTCCGGACATTATTTCCGCAAAAAATGCGGTGGCTGGTAACGAATTTGCTAGCCGATTCAATCTGGACTACTTTGAGCACAAGGCAGTCCCACGATACATTATTTCGTTGAAGGGTGCCAAACTTGACACACAGAACGAGCAAAAACTGCTGGAGTTCTTTGAGACAAACCTTAAGGGGCAAAACCATCGCAGTCTGTTCATTCCTCTTCCCGCCGACGATCCCAACCGTAAGGTTGAACTGAAACTTGAGGCGGTAGAAAACGGTGTACAGGACTCGTCCTTTGACAGTTATCACAATCTGAACCGTGATGACATTCTCATGGCCCATCGGGTACCCATTTCAAAGATTGGCATTCCTGACGGGGTGTCTTTGGCCATTGCCAAGGACGCGGACAAGACGTTTAAGGAGCAGGTATGCTCACCGACTCAGCGTGTCATTGAAAAAAAGATCAATCGTATCATTTCAGAGTTTACCGACACGCACCTGTTCAAGTTGAACGAGTTGACTCTGACAGACGAAGACACTCAGTCACGCATTGACGAGCGTTACCTGCGCATGAAGACGTTCACTCCCAACGAGGTTCGCGCGCGCAAGGGACTGCCTGGTCTCAAAGGCGGCGACGCACCAATTGATCTCAAACCACAGCAGGCCGCTGAACAAACCGCTCAGGCAACGGGCAACCGTCAGCGGGACCAGCAACGTCAGGCAAACGCTCCGGATCAAACCGGTGACGCGAGACAGCCAAAGGGCGAGGGGCGAGCACAAGCATAATTTGCATTTAAAAATTACGAATGCTATTATCTCACTGATATGAATATTTCCAAGGCTCACTGGGTGTCCGATTCGGGTCGTGTATCACTCGCCATGCCAATCAACAAGGTTGATTCGGAAAACAGAACCGTGTCCGGTTTCGCTTCATTGGACAATCTTGACTCTCAGGGTGACATTGTGACGGCCGAAGCGGCCGTTGACGCTTTTGACCGTTTTCGCGGCAATTTGCGTGAAATGCACCAGCCAATTGCTGTTGGCAAGGTCGTGTCATTTGACCAGAAGCCTTTGTACGACGCGGAGACAGACAAAACTTATTCCGGAGTGTACGTAACGGCGTACATTTCTACCGGAGCACAGGACACCTGGGAGAAGATTCTTGACGGAACTTTGACCGGGTTTTCTATTGGTGGAGTAATTGTTGACGCCGAAGACGTGTTTGATAAGGTTGCAAACAGCATGATTCGGGTGATCAGCAAAATGGATTTGTTTGAGTTGAGTGTTGTGGACAATCCTGCCAACGAACTTGCTAACATTGTTTCCATCACAAAAACAGTAAATGAGGCCGGGGCCGTAATTAAAACCGCCTCCGGAATTGCTGTTGATGTTGAGACAGAAAACATTTACTGGTGCGGTGCTGACCAAATAGCAATCGCCAGTAAGAATGAAACATCTCCGTCCTGCTTTTCTTGTGGGAAGTCTATGGAGAACATTGGCTGGGTTGAATCTGACGCTAACATTGCAACCAAAATGCAGCAGACGGTCAATTCATACATCAGCAAGTCAAAGGCTGCTGATGATACTTCTGTTGCTCTTGCGGAAAGCGAGGGCATTAGCAAAGGAGGTGTTGATAATATGACAGAAGAGACACAGGAAACTGTAGTAGAAGATATTGAGAAGTCGGTGGAGGGTTCTGCCGAGCAGATCGAAGAAGTTGTTGCGGAAGAGTCTGTTGAGAAGTCTGCGGAAGAGGCCACAGAGGCCGTAGCGGAGACTACCGATTCGGAAGAGTCGGTTGAGGCAGAGGTCGCAACTCCTGATACCGCCGCTCTCATCGAAGATTTTAAGGCTTACGTGTCCGAGGCTCTGGGTGGAGTTACCGCCAGCGCTTCCAAGGCCGCGTCTGCTGCCGTAGAAACCGCTGTTTCAGAGGTTACTAAGGCTTTCGATAGCAAGATCGAGGTTTTGGAGTCCACCATCAAGTCACTAGCGAGTGATTTGGAGGCCACCAAGGAGGAATTTGGTGGTGTTGCCAAGCGTCTAGGCGCTGTGGAGGGTGAGACTGCAATGAAGAAGTCTGGTGAACTTGGCCGTGAACCAGAACAAAGTAAGAAGAGTATGTGGGCTGGCTCATTCCTCAATGCCGATGAACTCTGATTCACAAAATACTAAAAAGAAAGGTAGGTGAAAAAATAACATGAGCGATGAAATTCTAGAAAAGGTAGTTCGCACTAACGAGGTCGCTGCTGGAGGTGGAGGTCTTCTCAACCCCGAGCAGTCAAATCGTTTCATTGACTACATTTGGGATGCCACTGTTATTGCTCAGGATGCCCGTACGATCCGTATGCGTGCCGACACTGTTGACCTTGATAAGGTTGCCGTTGGCTCCAAGTTGGTTCGTCTCGCAACCGAGGCCGTATCAGACGGTGTGAACGCAGATGCTACATTCACAAAGGTTTCACTCACAACTAAGAAGTTGCGACTGGATTGGGAACTCTCCACCGAAGCCCTTGAGGACAACATCGAAGGTGATGCTCTTGAGGATCACATTGCACGCCTAATGGCTACTCAGGCTGGAAACGACATTGAGGATTTGCTAATCAATGGTGACACGGCTCAAACAGGTGATCCGCTTTACAAGGCTTTTGATGGTTTCCATACACTAGCACTTGGCGGCGGTCGCGTTGTAGAGGGTGGTGGCGATACCATTTCCAAGGCAACATTCAACTCTGCTCTTAAGAATCTTCCACGAATCTACAAGCAGCGTCGTAACCTTCTCCGTTTCTACACCGGCTCCAACCTTGTGCAGGATTACCTGTACAACCTAACAGCCATTGGTGTTGGTGGAACCCCCGACGATATTGCTTCTGGCATTATCCAGGGTAACCCATCAGGTCCACAGGGTGCTGCTGGCGGAAACTATCCTTACGCATTTGGTGTGCCCGTGGTTGAGGTTCCTCTCTTCAAAGAGGACTTGGCCGGTACATACTCAGGTGCTTCTGGTGTTCACGGTCGCGTTGATCTTACGTTCCCCAACAACCGTATTGTTGGTATCAAGCGTGATATCGTCGTGCATCGTCTGTACCAGCCCAAGAAGGATACGACTGAGTACACCGTATTCACCCGAGTTGGTTGCGCTGTGGAGAATCTTGATGCCTACGTAGTAGTGAAAAATGTCAAGGTTGCTTCCTAAGCAAACGACACAGGCAATAAAAGCCGCACTTTGGGCCAGGACAGTCGTCCTGGCCTTTAGTGTTTTGTGTGGTATAATAGACTCACAACTGAATAGCCCGCTGGTCCCGCTGGTAAAGCGGGACCGGTGGTGCAGCACACAAACAGACGAAAGGAAAAAATGAGTTTCGATACACTAAAGGTCGCAGAACTACGGAACGTTGCCGAGAGTTTTGGTGTGGACCTTGAGGGTGCCAAGAACAAGAAAGACATTATCGCAATGCTGGCGGAAGAGGGAGTCACCTACGAGGTGTACGACAATCTTGCTAACACTGAAAAGACAGAAGATTCCGAGATTGAGGTTTTTTACGACAAGAAGCAAAACAACATTGTTCCTGAGGGACAGACCGTTTTGGTAAAAATGGATCGGGGAAATCCTTTGTATGAGATCGGAAAGCACGTGTTTACCAAGGTGCATCCGTACGTTGCCATGACGGAAGAAGACGCCCAGGAAATCTTTGATACGGAGGACGGCTTCAGGTTGGCAACACCCAGCGAGGTTAAGGACTTTTACTCTTAATCACGTTCGTGCTACAATATTTATATGGAAATTTATCGTGGCGTTCCAGACGATGTTATTGTCTATGTAAAGAGTGGCGCGACCCTGGTGGACGCTGACGCTACTCCGGTGGCCCACTTGAGCGGTGGGCTTCTTGGAAGCACCGTTCCGGTGTCAAAGATTTCTACTGGAAAGTACAAGGCTTCGCTGAGTCAGTCTGACGTAAACCTTGACTACGATCAAACACAGACGCTCACATGGACGTATGAAATTGGCGGGGTGGAACAGACCCAAGAAACCGTCATTGAATTTACTACGCCGTATTCTAGCCTCACAGAGATACGCACACTGGTGCCTTCGGTGGCCGGTGCCACAGACGAGCAGGTAAAGCAGGCCGCAAGGTTTGCAAAACTAATGATTCACGGCTACACGGGTCAAGAATTTGGCAAGTGGAAAGAAACAATATGGAAAGACGGCAACGACAAAGACACGCTGACGCTTGAGAAGCGAATCCTTGACATTGATGAAATTTGGTCGTATCCGGACTATGCTGTCTACGACGACAATACTTACGTCAGCACCGACACAGGACTGTTGGTGTACGACGGGGCGACAGACACGCGTAACATTATTTCTCCGACACGTTACGCCATTAACATTAGAAACAATGAGGACGTGATTGTGGTTCCGGAAACTTTGTCTACGTGGACAACCGGAATTTTCTATTCAAAAAAGAATTACCGTATTACCGGAACGTTTGGCTGGGATTCGGTTCCGGCGGCGGTGTCGGAAGCACACAAGTTGCTCATTGACGACTGGTTCTGTGGAGAGTCGCGCTGGCGCAAAAAGTACGTTGATGTGATGCAGTCCGGAGTTGTGAGAACGTCGTTTGATAAGCGCGCATTCTTGAACACCGGTAATTTTTATGTGGACAAATTGCTTGAGCCGTACGTCACTCTCGGTTTTGTGGTGTACTAAATGTACGGTTGCTTAACTGGCGCAAAGTATTCCATGAAGGCGGACGTTTATCGTCAAACAAAAAGTCAGTCGGAGACCGGACAGGTAGTAAGGTCGTGGTCGTACGAAAAAACAATTGATTGCTTCATTGCAAGAAACATTACTAACTACTCCAGTAGCGACAACAGCGAAACGTGGGGAAACGTTTACGTCAGCGGACAAAATCTTATTTTGAGTACGGCAGAGCCGCTGTCTGATCGTGACAAAATAACAAATGTTTTGGATTCAAACGGTAAATTGTTGTACAGTGAAACAAACAACGACCACAACCCGACAGTGTTTGACATTCTTTCCACTACTTCGCTCGTTGACGGATTTGGGGCGTTCAATGGATACATCGCTTACATGAGTTCTTCGGAGGTGCAGGGAGTCAGTGGGTAGTCTAGAGCAAGAGTTTGCTATGTTGCAGTCGTCAAATCCGCTGGCTGGTGGATTTCCTAGTACGACCGGAATGATTAAAAGTAACATTAATAAGGCTCCGCAAAGCATTGCTAATGCCGCTTATGCGGCGGGGTACGTAATGACAGCGCCGGAACAGGTTTACGCAATGCAACTCAAATTGGCTAACTCTCTTGAACGTTCACACAGAGCGTACATTAATGGCATGGCCATAGCCAACCCTAAAAAGTTTCACCATGTTTATGAACCAAATCATACAGGTCAAACGGCGTACAGGCTGTTTGATCTTATTGTGGCAGACAAGCGCTACCAGTCAACAATGAAATTACAGTTGCGTTACAGGCCGTCAAAAATGTTGACCCCGGTTCGTCAAGAATTGGCGACACCAGGAAAAACAGGAAAATTTGTTAAGCGGCGACACAAGTTTCCTGACAGAGCCATGGCCTTTGAGTACGGAAAATCGTTAAACATTAAGCCAAAAGGAAATGGAAAATTTTTGGTGTTTTTTGCTGATGGAAAAATACACTTTTTACGCTTGAAGTCTGTAACAATTGATACGCGCAAGCAGGCAACGTTTGGTGCAATGTCCGCAGCAACAAGAGCGTATTTTGAAGGTCCAGCAAAGGCCACCGCAGCAAAAGCGTACGAGAGACAGGTTCGTAAAGCAAAACTCGCTGGAAGTATCGCTGCTCTGAGAGGTATACAGGTAAACATTCCTAGTTCTTCTGTTGCAAAGTCTATTGGAAGGTCAGTCGCTACCGAGGTGGGACTTAAATGACAGTAGATTGGACACACGGAGCGGCGGTGGATATTAGAAAGTATCTGCTAAAAGAACTGTACGCTTCTAATATTATTAAATCAACAGACTACACGCAAGACTTCGGGGTGTTTGATCCTGTGATACCAATACAGCAATTGCCGGAGGTTATTAACACCAACAGTGATTTGCCTTTTGTTGTGTACGACATGACTCCGCTATCAACAGTTAGCGATCAGTATTGGATTGTCGAAGAAGAAATTACATTTTATGTGTATTCTGTTGATTATGGAAAAGTATTGGCAATACAAAATCTTATCGTAGACATTTTTAGGCGACACGATTTGACGGCGATGGACATTAACGGATACGTAACAAGCCCAAACACTTTTCTGTGTGTTTATTTAGTCTCTTCGTCAGCACCAGAACCAGCAGTGTCAGAAGGCGGGCGGGTAGGAGCCTCAATAACAATCAACTATCAGTACACAAGGTCAATTGGGACCAACGGAAGATTTGCTTCATAAATCAATTTAAGTTACTATCAGTGGCGAGGAATCGGCCAGCAAGACAACTCTTCATTTGAAAGAGAGGTGAAAAATAAATATGGCAGGTACAACTAGCAATATTATCGTCGGCGCCGCAGAAATTGGCGTTGGCACATGGGGCGCTGGGACAACTCTAAGTGCCGCAACAGGAATTGATCCTATCTGGTCAGCACTAAAGACCGCTGTCTCTACAGGTAAGGACTACCGTGGATGGATTAATGACGCCACCACGCCAAAAACTCTTACTGTGGGCGCACAAACACTTTCCGTCGCAGACGTAGGTCTGACTCAGGAAGGCGTTGAGGTATCCTACTCTCCCGACTATGGCGAGGTTGAGGTTGATCAGTTGCTTGACGCTGCTCGTCTGTTCAAGCAGAAGATGAGCGTTCAGGTTAAGACAACCTTTGCTGAGGCAACACTAGAAAACCTAGTGATTGTGTGGGACGATGCTCAGACTCCCGTTGGTACGACTGAGAAGTCTATCTACGTGAAGCCAGGTAGCCTAGGCGATGCTCCTAACGAGAGGGTTCTCTTCTTCGTTGGGCCAGCACCGGCAGGCTCTTCAACTCTAGGTAACGCAAAGCAGCGCGTTTACGTCGCTTCTCGCGCGGTTTCCATGGAGGCATCAGCGCACTCGTTGCGTCGTAACGAGGCGACCGTGTTCCCCGTGACATTCAGGCTTTTGCCCGATACAACTTCTTCCTATTCGGCTTACGGAAAGATTGTTGATATCACAGGCTAACAGTCTATCACTGGCATTGGCCGCGAACCGTTTGGTTCGCGGCCTTTGTCATGTTGCTTTTATTTGTAGCGCTTGTTATAATTCTAACAGCCGAATAGGAGGAAAATATGGCAACTAAGATTTACGACACACTAGAGGTAGAACTACAGGACGGTACCGTTGTTACGGTGAAGCCGTTGAACATTCGCTTGCTACGCAAGTTTATGGAAGTTATGAAGGGCATGAATCCGGAGGCCGGTGAGGACGAGAATCTTGAGGTTCTTGTTACCGCCTGTGGAGTAGCACTAGAAAAGCAAGTACCAAACATCTCCAACAATCGTGAGTTGCTTGAGGAAGCGCTTGATGTTCCTACAATGTGGAAGATCATTGAGATTGCTGGTGGGATTAAGATGGCAGACCCAAACTTATTGACGGAGGCGGGGGTGGTGTAGGATGGTCGGACCTAGACCTTGCTGCACTAGAATCTGAATTGTTTCTCTTAGGGAATTGGAAAAGTTACGAACAGTTAGAAGATGAACTTTCCATGCCCGAACTGCTTGCCACGCTAACAGCGGCCCGTAAAAGGACAGAGGGTGAGCGAGAGTTTCTTGCCGCAATTCAGGGTATTGATCTTAACGAAGGCAGAGAAGAGCGTGACTTTGAAGAAGTTCGTCGTCGCGCTCACATTAGGGCTGCGGGTGGAAATCCTGACGCCAATGATATTAAAGACCTTTCCGGTGCTCTTGCCGAAAGGGAAGGCTTTGGAATCGGTCAGGGATTGGGGTATGAGGTAGATTGACAGAAGTCGTCAATATTCACTTTGCCGCGTCCGCAAACTTTAGCCCACTTATTGCTCAAATTAATGCGGCAAATGCTGCAATTGCGGCGTTTAATAAAAACGCTGGTGCGAGCGGAAAAGCGGCAACCGCCGCTGCCGCAATGGGCAACTTTAATACAGCGGCAACACAGATGGGAAAGTTCCATCAGGTCACCGTTGGTGTTCGTTCCGAGGCCGAAAAGTTTGGCCAAGCAATGTCCCAAAAACGCCTGGGGCTAAACGAGTCTTATCGTGCAATGCGTGCCATTCGTCAGGAACAAGGCGTTATTACACAGTTGGCTCGCCAACAGGTTGCGCTTCAAAACTCTGCCGTAACCTACATGGGCAGAAACTCTGCCGGACAGGCCCAAGCGCTTGTTACGACGGCCAAGGGTGTTGACACGTTTGCTCAGTCGGCACAGTTGGCGGCAACAAAAGCAATGCTAGCAAGGGCCACCATGGCTCAGTTTAGTACCGGTGTTGTAAATCTTGGTAAAAATATTCAGTGGGCCGGTCGTCAGATGATGGTCGGTATGACAATTCCCATTGGTATTCTTGCCGGTGCCGCCACCGCAGCATTTGTGTCAATGGACAAAGAATTGACGCGCATCCAAAAAGTTTATGGTTCCGGATTGACGTTTGGAGAAGATTTTAAAAAGCAATCGCAAATGATCCGTGAGGAATCAATTGCGTTGGCTCGTGACCTTGCAGGATCAATGGGGCAAAGTTCCCAGGACACTCTTGGATTGACTGCCGACCTTGCCGCGACCGGCCTTGAGGGAAAGAAACTAATGGACACCGTTCGCGAAACTTCGCGTCTTGCGCTACTCGGTGAAACGTCCCGTGAAGACGCGATGAAAACAACCCTGTCTTTGCAGACGGCTTTCAAGATGAACACTAAAGAGTTGTCCGATTCTGTAAACTTCATGAACGCCGTGGAAAACCAGACCTCTTTAAGTCTACAGGATTTGACGGCAGCAATTCCGCGAGCGGGAGCGACCGTAAAAAACTTGGGCGGTGGAATTCAAGAACTTTCGCTGTTCATGACGGCGTTTAAAGAGGGTGGAATTAGTGCCGGTGAAGGTGCCATGGCGCTCAAGTCCGGTCTCGCTAGTATTATCGCTCCATCAAAAGACGCAATTGAATATCTAAAAACGTTAGGTATTGACATTGTTGGTATTGCAAAAAAGAACGTCGGGCAACTGGTCCCCACAATTCTTGAACTGCAAGGACAACTTGAAGGACTTGGAACAATTGAAAAAACAAATGCATTAGAAAAATTGTTTGGAAAGTTCCAGATGAACCGTTGGGGAGCATTTTTCAATAACATCAACAAGTCTGGATCACAAACTATAAAAGTTCTGGATTTGATGGGAACTCGGGCAGAAGTTCTTGGTCAGGTAGCCCAGCAAGAGCAGGCTGCTGTGACAGAAAGTGCCGCAAACAAGTTTAAGCAGGTCATGGAAACGCTCAAAACAAATATGGCGATTATGGGCGAAGATTTTGTTGGTGCGTTTACGGCGGCATTTAAAGTAATTGCAGGGATAGTTGACAAGTTTAATAAACTGCCAAAGGGATTAAAGGTTATTCTTGAAATTGGAATGGCTTTTGCCGCCCTTGCACCAGTCGGTGTAATGATTGGTGGCATCTTATTAAACTTCTTGGGCACGCTCATGAAAATTGGAATGCTGTTCCGCAGTGGGTTTAAATCCAATATTGCAAAAATTCTTACGCCTGAACTTGTAGCCGCAGAAAAATTGACGGAACAACTACAAATGGGGTTTATGAAGGTAACCGATCAGGTAGAAATTCTGCGCGGTGCCATTGCTGGACTTGTTTCTGGACTCACCGGAGTGCGGTCAGTAATGGGTGGCAGCATGTTTGCTCCACCAACAATGTTGGCAAAGGGCAAAGAGCAAGCGGAACGCCGTGGAATTATTCTTGGTGAAAATAAACAAGGTTCGGCAAGTTATTCAACGGCGCAATTGCAAGGTCTCAATTCTCAACAGTTGGCCGGTATTGGGACGACCATGCGCCTCATTACGGCAGCCGACAGTGGCGCAAAGATTGGCGACACAAAAGTACAGGAAAAACTTGCAAGAATTGGAAGTTTGGCTGCTCAGGGAACCGCTCAGGCACAGGAACAAGCAAAGAAAGAGATTCTTGGTTTTGCCAGTTCAATGAGAAGTAACACGGCGTATTCAAAAATGTTTAGCGAAGAGTTGGCAATGGCGTCGTCAAATACTGAGAAATACATTGCTCAATTGTTGGGCGCATCATATCGACTAGGATCGGCAACAATTAGTGGTCAAACTTCACGGCCAATGATTGCTGGCGCAAACCTTATAGCTGGACAACTTGCGGGCGGAGTTCATCAGCCAATTTACGGCGCTCCGGGTCAATCGACCGCGATGAATAGTTTTCTTAATGATAGAGAAGGAAAACTTATTCCTGTTTCTATCGGTGAAAAGAATTCTGGTGCGGGCGGATCACAAACCAACGGAACACGTGAGCATCTTATTGCTCAAAATGTGATTAAGGGCATCAATGCCACTGTCAATAGTGAAGGTCTAACAGGAATTAAGGCTGCGGAGCGCGCAGCAGAACTGCTAGCACAACATTTCCTTACGCTTGGCATGAGTGTCGATGTTCTTGAGGCTGCTCTTACCAGTGCTGGATTGGGCACGGGTTCCGCCATTGATAAGCCTGGTAGCAAAAAAAGCCAGGAAGCCAGCCCACAAACCAAAGCAGCCATTGAGCAGAGAAACACTCGGGGATCAGAAATTAGAACCGACCGTCAGATTCTTGCTAATACAAAAGAAAATCTAAAAGAAACCCTCGCCGCGCAAAAGAAGTCGTCGGATGCCGCGTTTGCGGCAATTCAAAAAAAGTTTGGCCCAGACATTGTTAGAAAGGACGCAAGTGGTCGTAGTTTGATTGGAATGAAAGCGGACGATCTCAAGGCGGCAATTGGTCAGCAGTTGATTGATCGTACTAATGCACAGCGCGCCCAGTTTGGAGTTGCCCCTTTAAATAAGACGCAGGAAGGAAGGTTGCGTACACAGGCCAAAGAGGGTGTCGTCGCTATGGGCAAAGCCAAGGCTTTTGATGGCAAAACACTTAATGAATTTAATAATGGATTAAAGAAAAGTGCCGCCGCCGCTGGCACTTTTGCGGGAAAAATCAGTGAAATTTCAAAAAGAGTAGGAGGAGTCGCTTACAGTTCCACAACTAAAACAGACGCAGAAGGAAAGCAAACGAGAGTAATCTCTGACGTTAGGCCCGCACCAGTCAAAATATGGGACATGCCAGCACAAACTAAAACTGCCGCAGAAATGGCCACCCTTGACAAAGCCGCGAAAGATGCAATTAAAACGGACAAAATTGCTGCGTCCAGAATAAAATCCGCTAATCTGATGTACAATCAAATTGGCGCATTGGACTTTAGTAAAATGTTCGCCAAGGGCGGCGGCATTGTTCAAATGACTGGTGGGCTAAGCAGACTGACACAAGCCGTACTAGGATTTGGTGAGGCGACTAAAAAAGCAGCATCCATAATAAAAACTGCCGGAGCGGCAATGGGCAATAATCTTGGCAAGGTGGGCATGGGCATGATGGGCTTGTCAATGCTTCCAATGTTTATGGGTGGAACCGAGGGAACCAGTGGAAAAGCAGTTGCCGCAAATACTTTGAGTATGGCAGGCATGGGTGCCAGCGCTGGTATGATGCTTGGTATGCCTTTTGGTGGTGTCGGAGGCGGTGTCGGCGCATTAATTGGCGGTGTTGCTGGGGGAACGTTTGGCTTTATTCAAAAGATGGGTGAGGCCGCAAAAGAAGCAGGCCAAAAACTTGTTGAACTTTCTAAAAATATTGCTGCCGCAAACGAACGCTTAAGTGCAGAAATTGTAAAAACTTTAGGCGGAACCCCAAAGATTGCCAGTAATATTGGTATTAATACGGAAAGTATTGGTGTTGATCCAAATTACAGTCCTAAAATGGAAGCCCTTATTAAGGAAAAGGCTCCGGAGCGTGTCAAGGCTCTACAGGGTATGGCCGACGCTGAGGCATTAATGGCGGTTGAAAGAATGTATCGTGAACTTCTTAATCAAGGTGTTACGGAGCGAGTCGCTTTAAGTTTTGTTAAAAATCTTGCCGCTATGGCCGGAAAACATTCTGTTGCTTTAGAAATTGACCTAAAGGTCAGCGCAAAATCTATTCAGGCGGGATACGATGATGCTAAAAAAGCCATTGACAAAGCATTAAAGTCTCAAGAAGTTGCTACTGGGGGATGGGCAGGAACCGCAAAGTCCGGGTATGGTGGCTGGTTTGATCCAAACGACTATCTTTCCGATGGGCAACTGTCAGAAAAAACTAAAGAAATTGTTGACGCATCAGGAACTCAAATGGGTTCTGCATTGGGTGAGGCTCTGGTTGCAGCGCTTGAAGCAAAAACTCTTGAAAAAAAGGATTTTCTAAAAGAATTCACAAAGCAAAGTATCTACGGTATCAACAAACAAATTTCTGATCTTGGAAGAAATATTCAGACAGAAGGTCCAAAGCCATGGTCAGGTGGACGAAATAATGATAAGGGCGAAAGCGTCACTCTTGGTGGAACCGTAGGACAAACACCAAACACTCAAGAAAGTTCGTATGGCTTGCGAGCGGGCGATAAAGTGACAGCAGGTTCAATGACTGCTGGATATTTGTCAATGAATAATGCTCAAAGGGCTGACGTGCTCGCTCGCCAAAGCGATGCTTTTAAGGAATGGGCAAAAACCGCTGAAGAGTCAAGCGACAGGGTTGCTGCGGCAATGGTTGATAAACTTGCTCCGCAAGAGCAGGCTGCGGTAAAACAAATTTCCGATACCCTAGAGCAGGGAAAATACGGGCTGACAAAATATCAAGCCACAGTGGTTGCCCTTGCTGCAACAATGGAAGGTCCGGCAAAAAAGGCAATGGACGACGCCACCGCCGCAATGGGTAAAAGTGGAAATGCTGCGGATGAATTGAATGGAAGAATTGCTAGGTCATCTGGAGCACAGCGTGTTGCTCTCATGGGGTTGCGATCTGTATATGAACAATCAAAGGCCGAAATTGAGGATTATAATAAAACTGCCGCAGCCGGTCAAAGAGTAGATGTTGATTCCGCTTCCGTCGCACTTGCAACATCAAGGGTAGAGGGACTTGGTATTGAGATTGATGATCTAAAGGGTAAATCTGTAATTCAAATTCAAGCAATCGTGACTGAGCGTCGAACTATTAAAGAAGTAACGCAGAGAGCATCTAAAGGTAGAGCGGCTTTTGGAACACAAGAAGAAATTGATGCGCAAAATGGCAAACAGGCCGCTACTGATGCAGCCGCCGCCGACAACGCTGCTGCTGATGCTGCACAAAAAGAGTCTGAGGCTAGACTCAATGAAATGCAAAAGGCCCAGGAGGCAAACCAAAAGGCGACCGCCGACGCATTTGACAAGGCTCAGAAGGCTCGCCAAACAGAAATTGACAACACAAAGAAGTTTTATGACGATCAAATTGCTGCAATCACCAAAGCAGAGGAGGTTCGTAAAAAGGCATTTGAGGAAGAGCAAAAGCGTCGCGACCGTGAAAAAACTTGGTCGCAGTTGCAGGTTAATGCCGCTGAAGCAGTTGCCAGTGGAGACTACTTTGGTCTTGTTTCTGCTCAAATGCAGATGGACCAAAACAAGCAACAATGGGGAGCCGAAGATCAAAACGCTGCGGCAACCGATACGGCAACACAGCAAACCGATGCCCTTACCGCAACCCGTGACAAAAAAGTCGGGGACATGGAGGCCGCACTTAAAGCAAAGCAGGAGCAAGACGCTCTGTTCCTTGAGCAACAAAAGGCGCACGACACCGCAGTTTTGGAGTCGGCACGTGCTTCCGATCAGGCACGAATTGAGTCAATGCGGCAGGCGGCGTCCGAGGCTCAGGCCGCTGCTGCTGCCAGCAACGCTGCCACTGGAACCATGTTGTTTACTGAGGAACAGTTTGCCGCAAGGTACAATGACCTAACAAACAACAAGCACATGACTCATAAGCAGGCAATTGAAGCAATGGCGGCAGAATTTAATACGACGGCAGGCACAATTCAAAATGCGTGGGTATCGTGGGCAAATGACACGTTGGGAATTCCTGCGGACCTGACAAAGAAAATGGCCGATGGTCTACAGGTAAATGCACAAATGCTACAACTGTTCCAACAAATTGTTCAGGCTGTGGCAGACAAGCAGCCGATTGACGGCCTGCTTGCACAGTTGACGGCATTGGCTGAATCAGGAAATAAAACGGCGTCTTCTGTTGGTAGTACCGTTGCCGGTGTTGTGGCTGGAACAGTGTCAATTGGTGGTGATGCTGCTGGAGGAAATAGTCGAGGTGGAAAGCCAGACACGGGCGGTTATCATGCTTTTGGTGGTTTAATTACTGGACCGGGAACAGGAACAAGTGATTCAATTCCTGCTTACGTTAGTAACGGAGAGTACGTTGTTCGCGCCGCCGCCGTTGGAAAGTACGGCAAAGCGTTCCTTGACAACATTAACGCAAAAAAGTTTGCCGATGGTGGAGTCGTTGGTCCAGGGGCACCAGCACAGGCACCGGGAATTGTTATTCCTGGGCCGGGTCTGGCAACCGGTCAAGCGGAACAAGCCCTTGGTGAAGTAACTCAAACTCTTTCCACCGAACGTGTTGCCGGTGACCAAGCGGCAATGCAGTCGGACGCAAAACTAGCGCAACAGAAACTTGTCGGTACGCAGGCACAGTTTGCGGCGGACTCTTTAAATTCTGCCGCATTGGCTGGCCAAAAAACTTTGGAGCAAAACAACATGTTTGCTCTACAGTCAACACAGATTGCACAGTTGCTCGCGCAAACGGTGGCGGCAGAAACACAAATGCAAAGTCTGATTATCTACCGCAAGCAACTACAAATTCAAGCGTTCTCTGAAATTAATGCCAGCAGCACGTCCATGCTCGCTGCAATGACACTGGGTTGGGACACGTGGTCAACACAGACTGTTGCTGACATTAAGGCGGTTGCTACAGAATTTGTCAACTCGTTCACAAACATTAACTATTCCGGCATTCTTGACATGGTTACTGCGTACGCCACTGGACTAACCGCTGACGGAGACGCGGCAAAGTCAAAACTGGTAGCCGCCGCGACCGGAGGATACATTTCTGGGCCGGGTACGGGAACGTCGGACTCAATTCCTGCACGTCTGAGTAATGGCGAATACGTCATTAAGCAAAGTTCTGTCGCACGATACGGAACAGGATTCTTGAATAAAGTCAATCAGGGAACATTGTCACCGTCCGAAGCAATTCACAACTTTGCTGACGGTGGTCTGGTTGGCCAAATGGCAATCAAAACCAGTGAACTCATGAACAAGGGCGCGGAAGCGGCAATTCAAAAAGCAATTGATGACAAGGCAGCAACAATTGCACCCATTGGCACCGGAGGAACAGAAAACCTGACTCCCGAACAGCGTCAGGCAATGATTCTACAGTCACAAAAAGACCTTGGTCCAACACACGCCGTAATTTACGCCGACTCCGTTACCAATGGATTGATGTACAACGGTGGTGGAAATCACAGTGTTGGTTGGGCTGGAGAGCCGTTCTGGGGCGTCAATGACATTGGTGGCGGCGGACAAGAAGTGTTTGCTTATGCCGCAGGTAACGTTATTCACGCTGGCCCGTACGAAAACGGCTCGTACAGTCCAGGGTCAACTATTGAACTTCAACATCTTAACGGAGGCATGACCCGTTACGCTCACTTGCAGCAGGTATTGGTCGCCGTTGGGGAAGCGGTACAGGCCGGTAAGTTGATCGGTATTTCTGGTTCAGACCATTTGCACTTTGAGTGGAAGTACATGCCAAGTCTTGTTCAGCACGAGTCCGGCGGGCCAATGCCATGGCAGGCCGCTGACGGTGGTTTTGTTGGAATTGGCCAAGGCGGGTTTAATAGTGGAAGCCTACAGTCGCTACTTGATTCAAAACAGATCGGAGCAAACCCCGAGGCTTGGAAATTCCAAACAAGAACTCCAAAGGCCGCTGGAGTCAATGGGTTTAACAGTATTGTTCCGACAGGGCAGGCAGCGGCGGACCTGTGGAAGTGGCTCATTGGCCAGGGCCTTTCTGAGGCCGGTGCGGCCGGTGTCATGGGTAACCTCAACCAAGAGTCTACCCTTGATCCATCACTAGAAGAAAGCGGCGGAACGGGTATTGGTCTTGTTCAATGGTCGTTTGGTCGCGCAGACGCTTTGCGTAACTTTGCTCAATCAAAGGGCAAGCCGTGGCAGGACTTGAACACACAGTTGGAATTCTTGTTGAGTGAAATTAATAGCGATTCAACGTGGTCGTCAATGTGGCAGCAGTTGAAAACAATTCAGGACGTTGATGCGGCCACCGCCTTGTTCCACGACACGTTTGAAAAGTCTGCCGATAGGGAACGTGGAATTTACAATGAACGCCCCGCAGACGCGCACAACTTCTACAACAACTTTGCCAAGAAAGCCGCTGGCGGATACGCCGATGGTGGCATTGTTGGTGGAATCAGTGACCCACTGAACGTTCAGGCTTCAAAGTACTTCCAAGTTGAACTTAACAAGTTTAACGCAAAGCGTGAAATTGTTCTTGCGGCACAAGCCGCCGCAGAAACGGCTACTAAAAAGGCATCCACGGGTGCAAACACTGCCGGAAGCACCCCACTCATGGAGCAGTACGCACAGTTGATGGAGTCGTACCTTGGGCGTAGTGATATTGATGGTAGCAGCGTTGCTGGCCACTGCTTGAAGAACGTCAACGATCTTTGGGAAAAGTTGGGTCAGCCCGTTACTCGGCATCCCGCCGCCGTTGACGCTGGTGCAGCGGTTCAGGGCGCCAACGCAATGCAACAGGGCGACGCTCCACGAGGAGCGTTGGTGTGGTGGAACAGTGCGGTAGGTAGTGGATACGGTCACGTTGCGGTTGCTGATGGAAAGGGTAACTTTGTCAATAACTGGGGTTCCGGCACAATTGAATCAAATCCAATGTCTGCCGCACCAAACGGTTACATTGGGTGGAGTACTCCGGACGCACAGAAGTACGCGGCCGGTGGTTTGGTAATTCCTGCGCTGCGCAGCGGAGCAACAATTAATTACGACAACACTTTGGCAAATCTGCACAAGGGCGAGGCGGTCCTAACAGAACCACTGACTCGTAAACTCAACGAGGGCATCGACAACCTTGCAACTAGCGCCAATACAAACTATAATGTAAACGTGAACATTGACAAAGCCAACGCAACGCCCCTGGAAATTGAGCAGGCGGTGTACAACGCTCTTGAAAAGAAAGAGGTTCGTAGCGGGAGGGCTAGAGTAGTCGGAGGTAGACGATAATGGTTGCCGTGCCAATGAGGTTTCCCCTGCTGCCAATTGTTCGTTTTACGTCAACGTACGGCGACGGGTTTTTGACCGACCACAATCGTCAGGAATTGAGCGTGTCCTACGATGAGATTGGTAACACCGGTCGCACCGTTCGTGGAACGTTGCGCGGCTACGTCATTGCTCGAAAGCGTTCGTTTTCTTTGTCTTGGGACACCGTTCCGGCCGATGCTCCAGCAACAGTTGACGGGTTTTGGTCCGGCAACGAATTGCTAGATTTTTATAATAACAATTTTGGTACGTTTACAATGAGTGTGTACAATCGCTCTAATGTCATTAACGCCAACGCTCCCCTGGCCCAAATTGAGTGCCGACTTAAGGATTTTAGTTACGACGTTTTGAAGCGTGGAGTGAAACTTCCCAGTGGCATTAATACCGATTTTTGGAATTTTAACTGCTCCTGGGAAGAAGTATGAGAAGTTTTATTCATTCTACGGACGGTAGAAGTGACAGCGCTGCCGTGGCGTCACGGGTCAATGCGGCAATTGGCAACAATGCCGTGGTTTCTGATGCCTCCCCACAGATTATTTGTGAGTGGAATCACAATGTTGTAAATTCTGGTCGCGGTATTAACGATCTTGCTGGCGGAAACGATTTGTATTCAAGTTTGTACAGTCTGGCAGAGCGCAAGGCAGCGAAGCAGGACATTCAGTACGCTGAGTCGTTTGCTAAACCGTGGCGTGAACTGGACGGAATTTCTGTGTTGAAGGCGGTGGCGAACGAAACGTACGCCCCCAAAATGCATTCAAATCCTTGGCGTCTTCCTTTGCAAAAGTTTTATCCCGCCGTTGATGACAAGGACGGATTGAAGATTTGGTCTTCCCCAAAGCCGTCGTACAAGGTCACCGCTGGCAGCGTTTTGACTAGCCCGTGGATTCCGGCGAAGAATATTGACGTACCGGCGCCTCGTGGAGGCGGCTCAGAGTACAATCGTGAGGCCCAGGGCATGTGGATAAATGATTCTGGTACTTCGGGGTGGCTTTTATTTACTGACCCGTTACCGAAGGTTTGGCGGGAACCTGACAAAAAGGTCGGTGTCCTTGACGAAGGCGCTTTGAACGGCAGCACAAAAACTCTCAAGGTGGCCAACTATGTGATCAATGAGTTTTCTAAGGACCGTCCCATCTCGTTTTACACACAGTTGCCGATTTCTACGTCTTTGACAAAGAACAACAAGCGCACTCTGTACTTTGCCGCATGGAATCATCATTTGTTCAAGAAGGGGCTGACCATTTCTTATGGAACAACGTGGTCGTCCAAGATTAAAGAAAATCCAAAACTTGTCAAGATTAATGGGTACAAGTTCATTCAGGTGATTGTCAAGGACGCCGTTCCTTACGGTGCCACCACATTGAAGAAGAACGCGCGCTTTGAGGTTCATTTCCCTGGCGCTATTGCTATTAGTTTGACAAACATGGCTCCCCCGACACTGGGTGGGCGCAAAGCGAACACCATGGCGTTTTCTAAAACTGTCACGTGCGCGCCCGTACACGTGTCCAAGGCAATTACCAGCGTTGCGGTAAACAATGAGTTGGCTTATTGGGCCGGACGTGGCGGAATGTCCATTGAATACTCCAGAAACATTTCAGTGACAAACACCATTGTTGTCCCGCCAAAGAATTTTACGTTGAATTTTGTTGGAAGAACCTTGACCGCTACCACTGGTTCACAGATGAACAATCGTTGGATGATGCAAATTGGCGATCCCGGTGTGTTGAAAGACAGGCAGAACGTGACGATTGTTGGTGGCACGTGGAACTGTAATGGAGCCACAGGAAAAACGCGGGCGGGAATTAGGTTTAGCAACTTTACCAATGGTTGTGTAGTGTTTGCTACCATTAATGCTTTCTCAAATGACTCTGGTGTAGCGATTGACGGTTGTAAAAACATTAGGGTCGTGGGATGCACAATTTCCACCGCCGTGTCCGGACAAACATCGTCCGCCGTTGAAATTCGTAATCACGCAAACGAATTGGACTATGACGCGTGTGACACCATTCAAATCAACGGAAACACTCTGGCTTCAACGTACGGAGTAACGTCAACGGTGCTGCAAGATTCTTTGATTGCCAGTCACAAAAACATCAAAATTAACAATAACAACATTACAGCGGCACACACCGGAATCTTGTTGTCTGACGTTGACCAGTACGCAATCATGGCAAACACCATTGTGATTGGTTCTGGGCTGGTTGGAATCAACGTTACAACTTCACGAACCAATTCCATGTGGGGGTACATCTGGGGCAATTCTTTGCAGGGTTCCAGCGCTGCCAGTCACATTTCTTTGACCGGCCTCAACTCTAATCTAATGGTGAGTCGTGTCATTCTTTTGAACAACACAGGAACAACAAACACCAAGTTGAAACTCAACTACGCCGCAATTGTTTCCGCTTGGCAGGACGACGCGAGTCCACAAATCTTTGTTGAAAATAACAACACAAGCCAAATTTACACAGACAAAAATGCTACGTATCACATGCTGCCGTACGCTCAACCAATGGTTCAATATTACCAGGGGGCCGTTGAGGTAACCAAAATTCGTCAGATCGGCAAAAAGTTGGAAGTTTGGCTAGAAAACGACTTGGCCGGTCTCAAGGTGGGGGACTACGTTTCTTTTGATAACATTCATCCGGCCGTTGACGGGTCAAAGAAAGTCTTGCAAATCAGTCACGATCCTGACGGGGTTCTTGGAAAACTAACAAAACTTGTTGTTGCTTCTGGAATGTCTCAAACGGTTTGTTTGGCGGGTACTTTGTCAAACCCAAAGCCCTACCCAATTGATCCTGATGACAACACCGGCTACGCGCACAAAGACAAGTCAATCACGGCAAACAAAATTGTTGCAAAGTTTGACACGACCTACGGAACTCCGTACTCGTTTGTCGTGCAGGTAAAGAATCGTGGCAGTTGGTCAACAATTTACACGCACACGGGAGCACTGTCGTCCGAAACGGAGCCGGACTACAACGGCAGTGACTACAACAATAACTTTGGCTTGGCAATTTACAACAACAATGGAACGTGGACAACAACGCCGTCGCATTTTCATCCCAAGGACAACCCCAACGCGCTGACGTTTGACGCGGTTCGTCTCATTATTGACAGAATGACGGACGACGGCGCTTACGCAACACTGACTGAACTGTCGGCCAGGTTCTCTGCCGATCTTACGGACTACACTGAATCATTCGACGTTTCAAAAGAATTGGGAGATTCGTCCAAGGTTGCTCCTGTAGGAAGATCGTCCACCAACACCGGGTCGGTAAGTCTAATCAACGACACTGGGCTGTTTGATATTAATAATGTTAGCAGTCCGTTCTACGGAATGTTTGTTAAGAATGCTGTGGTGCATCTTTACATGAATTACACCACGGGAACCGGAACGCAGTTTGCCGTCAAGCAAAAGGCGCTAACTTCAAACGTCGCCGCCTTGACAACATCGGTCGCACACAATTTAACTACGGGAGATCAAATATTTGTTCAGGGAGTAGGAACTGCGTTTGACGGCGCTTTCAGAGTTGCTAGTACTCCCAACTCCACCACCATCATGTACGGATCAACCGCATCTGACGTTCCATATTCTGCCGCCACCGGATTTGTTAACAAGAATACTTTTAACGCCGAATCATTTGTTACTAAGGTTAAACTTGGAACAATGCTTGTCGGTGGCTGGAAATCTGCCGGAAGAGAAAGCGCTGGAATTGATCTAATTGACAAGTCCGGCGTGTTGCAAAATATGAAGTGCCGCGATTTTGTTCATTACGACATGACAGAAAATGGCAAAGCGATCCCCATGGAAACTGCGTTGCAAGCGCTGCTGGATTCTCTTGGGTTTGGAAACTATGTTTTTAAAACTAAGAATGACTTGATTCCGATTGATTTTATTTGGTCAAAGAAAGACGACACACCGTGGCAGATTCTTCAAGACATTGCCGAAGCAAACCAAATGTCAATGTATTTTGATGAAATTGGGCGGCTGCAAATAATTTCTCCCGGTTACATTTACGCGGAAGAACAAAAACTGCTCGGGTTCTACACAAGCCCCACAACAATCACAATGAATTACGCCTCAAACATTGAAGGGCTAACGGTGGGAACCGAAGTGTACGGAGAATACATCAGTTACCCGTCGTACATTTCTGCAATTGACAAGACAAACAAAATCTTGACGCTGATCACCAGCCATCCCTCGGGTTTGCCGGTGGACGCCAGTAGTGCAAGTTTGTGGAACACCGCCGCGACGGCCAAAAATATTGGATTCGGCAGGCGAGTGGACTATCAAATCATGGGGTCAAACATTAACAACGACCGCATCGTTGACCGTTCAGAAATTAAAACGTTCCGCAGGAGCCGTGCAATCAACGCCTGGACAAATCAGACGCTACCGACCACCAGCAACATTGACGAGGATTTGCTGGAACGCAAGCCCATGTGTACTCTGGTAAAACAGCAGGCAGAGTTTTATGTCAACACGTATCAGTCGGTCAACAATTCGGGAACGTACAACGTCACTCTTGGTGTTTTCCCTGCCCAAGACGACCAGGGTTCGCCCCCCACAACAAACGACAAAATCTACGTGAGTAACATTGCTTCACAGTTTAACGGCCTGTACACGTTGACAACTGGAACGGCAACGTACGGCGACGGCTATCTGATGTATTACAACGGCCCAGGAGGGTCTGTGACCAATTCAAATGACGCCGCCGGAACGCTTGGATGGTCCAGCACAGACTTTGGCTACGAAGTCACTAATTTGCACATTGGCCGCAAGTACACGTTCCGTGGAAAACTGTACATTCCCAGTAGCAACACGGCGACGTACACTGTCAATCCAACCACTGACGCAACGATCACAAAATCAACGGCGTCGAACATTACTCTGAGAGACGCCTGGGTGGATTTTCAGGTTGATTTTATTGCTTCCAAGTCTACGCATCAATTGAAGTACGCCGTCGCAAACGGCACTGACTCTGACAGTTTGTACATCTATGATGACGAAGCGTTTTATGCCGACGACACAATGCCCGAAACAAAGTACGACGAGGTTATCAATGCCGATTTGGCAAACATGGACAGGGCGTCCAAAGTCACCGTCAAGTACAAGGCTTTGCAACAGTACGGAGAAAAGGCCACCGCCCGCAACAAGGACGTGGGTAAAAACACTGACCTGTATTCAATTCAAAACGACGCACTGAGCATCCTAGAGTTTCTTGGTTTTAAGAACGGTCGCTTTATGTACAATCCAAAGTACATGAACGAGACACAAAAGATTACTGACATTGGAGGAAAGGCCGGGTCAGAAAATGAAAAGAGCGACCCCATTGGCCCAATTAAAAATCTGTCCGGCTCGTTTGAATTTGACGGTACAGTGTACGAATACGTGGGTTTGTACGCTAAGGCGCACGTCACTGGCGGGTACGTGGCTAAAGAAGTTTTGTTAAAGAACGCCGACGATTTGGCTCGCTTAAGGGAGGCAAACAACAACGTCGCTCCATTGTTCACTGGTGAAGGACAGTTGAAGAGTGGCGCGTCAATGCAGATTTGGAACGTTCAGGATCAGTACGAGGGAATTAAGAACACCATCATTCAACCGAAAAATATTTCGTTTGCTCCTATTCCTCCAGGCAAAAACCTGTTGCCCGACAAAGACGGGGAGGCGGCTTACTACAAGAGTAAGATCAAAAAGGAATACAATCATTGCGGCTGCGCCTTTGTTGTCAACTCTTTGCCCAAGTCTTCCATTGGACTGTGGAAGCCAATCACTCTGGGCGCGTACTTTACGCTAGACCAGTCGTACAACTTTGGTATTGTTTTTAATGAAAAGAATCAAATGTCCGTGTACGCAACGTCGTCATACAACACAATCCCTGACGGTGCGCCGGGAGCAAAGGTAAAAGCCAAGGGTCTTGTTACTCCAATGACGGTGGTGTGGAAGAGTGACCTAAAAGGTTTGACTCGTGAATGGTTCCTGACAAGGCAACACCGTCTAGAGGTGCTAATCTATGCCGTGAACTGGGTTGAGCGCCGTTTTGAATTGTATCTGAACCGTCAGTTGATTGCGGTGTTTGCTGACACAAAGACCGTGGCAAAGATTCGTTACGATCCAGGCATTACCGTCGCTACCGGACCTTACACTGGCATTACGGTTCCGGCAATTTATGCCATTGCTTCGGAAGGCGCGCGGCCAAAATGGTACGATCCTGCTCAGGGTTTGGAAGAGGCAATGAATTACAAGGCCGATCAAATTCGTGCGGTGTGGAAGTCTCAGCAAAAGAAACTGAAATTGACAGACGCGCAACTAGAGGCTAAGATTAATCAGAGCATCATTGCCAACCGTGGTAAAGTCATTAAGGACACTCCGGATCAAAGTTTGAAGGATTACCTGACGATTCAAACCAGGGACTACAAGGCGACGGTGGACAGGAAGGACTTTAAGTAATGGCTTACGCTAGAGAGTTACGAGACTACGAAGTACGCTTTGACTACAAGTATCCTGCTTTTACACAACAATTTTTTATTGGAAACAAAAACCTGTACGTAGATAAGGTCACCACCACCCCGTTTGGCGCCAAGTTTAGGATTAGAAACAAACTTGACATTCGCCAGTTGATCGGTGGCACCGCAGGCAGCGAGGATCAGTCGTTCCGCATTTTTGGGCAGGTTTTGCACGAGGGGCCGGAAGCAAAAGTGGAACAAAACATTACTTCCGTAAACAATGTGTCCGACGTAATTGAGTTTAATTCAGATTGGATTCAGAACAGGCTCGGGGCAATGAAAATTCTAAACTTTGCCGTCGCTCGCATGGAAAACGAAAAGAAAGAACTGAACGTGCAGATTGTTGGCAACCCTCTGATTGAGGTTGCCGACGTTGTTACCGTACAGCATGGTGAATTGGGATTGAATGGAAACGAACGATTTATTGTTTACGCCGTGACACAAAATTGGAACAACGGACTCGAAACAACCATCAAAGCGTACGAGATTTGATTTTTCCCTGAGTTCAGGATAAAATTGACGTATGCAACAAGACCCGCATCCAGTCGTTTATGTTGATGATGACGTTGATGTTTCAGATTTTCCGGACAATTACAAAGTTGTTTACCGGAAGTTTGGCTACACCCTGGACGAGGACGGGAATCTTGTTGAGTCCACGGAGATTTCTAGTCAATCATTTACCGAGACTGCCGCCGCCGAAGATGAAAGTGACGGTGTTGAGGAGCAGGAAACCGTCACGTTTAAATCTCCAAAAATTATTGCAGAAACTTTTACAACAACCGTACACGAACTAAGTGACGGCAGCATTAGCGTTGACGTTGAATTTGAAATTGAGCCGGTCGAAGGGGCAACAAGTTACGAGGTTAGATACTTGTGATGAAAGGAAAGTACACTTTTTACATTGACGGTGAACCAGTAGCAGAGTCAGAAAACGTCATCACGACCGCCGGAAAAAATGTAATCATGCGGTACCTTGCCGGAATTGTCCCCAATTTTGCAAAGTCCATTAGTCTTGGAACAAACAGCAACTCAGCCGCCTCCGTAAGTGACACTGACATGGGCTACGAATACGTGCGTTCAGAAATTTCTTTGGGCAGCGTTGATTACACTGATCCCAGCCACAAGTACTTGGTTTTTAAGGCGACGTTCCCGACCGAGTTGGCAATGAACATTCGTGAGATTGGCCTATTTTCCTACGTTAATAATCCGGCATCCGGTCCCTACACTGGCAGAGTTTTGACAACTTTTGATTCTGATGAAGCGTGGACGTACGACACCAACGCGTCCTCCCCGACAGCGGTAGATTTGGCGGCGGGGACAATTAATGCAATCGGAGACACCTCACTTGCCTTAGTGAATGACACCAATGGCTCCACCTACACGTACACTTTGGATTTTGCCAACATTGATTTGTCCGGCTACTCCTCACTTGACACCATTGGTTTGGCGATTGGAACGTACAGTAGCGACGTGACCGGTGTCACATTGACTCTGATTGACGATGACGGAACGTCCGTTTCGTATTCTTGGACAGTGACCTACAACAGTGCTTTGCCGTATCAGGTATTGACTGTTCGCAAGGGTGACATGTCTTCTCCAGAATTCAATTGGGGCGCCGTGGACAAGGTGTCCGTTGGAATGACAACCGCAACGTCACAAAACTCCAAGACTCTCAACGGGACAAATGCGCTCGTTCGTGACGCCAGTGGATACGTAACCGCAACAACTTCCGCAGCGCACGGATTTGCTGTCGGGGACACAATTTCTTTTACAAGTTCCACCAACCCTACGTTCAGCGGAACGTACACAGTACTTGACGTTCCGACAAGTACTACCATTCGATACTACCAGGGCGGCGGTGCGTCCACAGTAAACGACAGTAGCACCATTGTTGCTCAAGGATTCGGTATCAGTGCCGTTGATCGTGTGTCGTCGTCTTTCACGGGATACATTTCAGCGACCACTTTGACGGTGAGTGCGGTAGGGTCCGGAACTCTTAGCCCAGGACAAATTCTTACGGGAAACGGAGTAACGAGTGGAACAACAATTGTTAGTCAGTCAACCGGCAGCGCCGGTTCCACCGGAACGTACGTCGTGGACAAATCACAAACCACCGGGTCGGTGGGAACCCAAGTCGTTATGGCCGGTAGCATGGTGGCGCGAATCACAACAAACGTTGCACACGGAATGTCCGCTGGCAAATACATTGGGGTGTCGGGTTTTCACGGCTCATCAAACATTGAAGGCTTTAACGCCACCGCAGCAATTGCAAAATATGGGACAACCGGATCAACAATTATTTACGACAACGCAACGTCACAAACTGGTCTGGCTCTGACTGCCTTAACATCATTTTCTCCAGGCAACGTTTTATCTGGTAATTCTGCAACAATTGAAATTAGCAATGCTGGCTGGGGAACAACAACAAAGTGTGACTTGACCGTTGGAGCAACAGCACTTGAGGGTACTCAATCGCTAGTAATTACATCTAATGCTTCTGGAAACTTAGCGTTTTGGTCTCCCACATCGTTTCCTGTCACTGTTGGAACCACGTACACCGTTGTCGGATCGTATCTTGCGGCATCCGTAGCAAGAAATGTTTATATTGATATTTATTGGTATAACGGTGGAGTTGCCCTGACCCCTACTAATGGAACATCTACTGCAACATCAACAACCTCATGGACAACAGTTAGTACTACTGGAGTTGCACCGGCAACCGCGACGGTAGCGTGGATTGTTCCGCGAGTTATTGGTGCGGCTGCGGCGGGAGAAGTGTTCTATTTTGATCGTGTGGGCTTTTGGCAGGGAACTGACACGACGTGGTACGCGCCGGACATTCAAAAAGTAGAGGCACAAGGTAAGATTATTCTTGACGGTCTGCGCGTGTTTGATTCCGACGCAAACAATCCCGATTATGCTTTAATTTCTCGTTCAATTCCGTCCACCCCCATCTTTAAGGAGCCAAAAAACACTCTTGACGTTGAGTACAGGTTGGAGATTAACCTGTGACAGAAAAACTGAAACTTACCGGGCTTGGCTCTGGCAAAACCTACAACATTCAAGTTCGTGCCGTTGGCGATTTAGAAAATAGTGAATGGTCGGAAGTTTTTACTTACACTACACCCAGTGATACTTTCCCTCCTCCAGACGTTGATCCGTCAACACTAACAACAAACTTTGATGGAACAACTTTTATTGCTTATTGGAGTGACACAATTCCGCGTCAGGCCGGTGATTTTCGTGACTTTAAAGTAACTGTTGGAATCGACTCTTCTTTTTCTGTAAATAAAGTTTACTACACTGCCACGCCAACAATTGAAGTTCCTGTGGACGTTAGTATGCGCGACCTTGGGACAAGATTGGAGCAGGGGACAAACCGAAGGTGGCCATACGCTACTCTATGGGTAAAAGTTCAATCACGAGACACGAGTGGTAACGTTTCTTCTGGAGTGGTCACTTCTGGAACCAATGGGCTACCCGTGAGTCCGACCGGAACACTGGTCGCCACCGGAGGATCACAAATACACACTATTGACATGAGTGGCATTGCAAAATCTAGCAAACCGGTAGATTACCTTTCTACAGTTTTGTACCGGTACGACGCAAATCAGGGCGGGTCGGGAACGGCGGTATGGGAAGGTACGGACGACACTGCGGTTCTTGTCAGTACAGATTATGCAAATACCAAGTACTACGCAATTGCGTACAAAGACATTTTTGGTCAGGAAAGTGCGACCACCTATCCGGCCACCGGTCGTCCAGGTGCTTTGGCAACAAATCCGTTGGCTGTTGACAGTGTTCCACCAGGAAACGTTACCAACGTTTCTGCGGTATTTACCACAAGTACGTACACCCTTAATTTTACAAGTCCGACCGACAGCGACCTAGATCATTTTATTATTACTTTGACTGACGGTGTGACCCCACAGACGTGGACAATGGCCGCAAAGAACGTAGGTAGTGCCACGGCACACGTGTTCACTTTGGCGGCAGAAGAAAACAAATTCAGGTGGGGTACAGCAAAGTCCACCCTGAGTGGAACAATTATTGGCGTAGATAAATTAGGAATCAGGGAAAGTTCTGGCGTTGCAATTCCCAGTGCCACGGCCACGGACAACACGGCGGTGCCGACGGGAAAAACTGTTACCGCTGTTCCCAAAGGTTACTCCGTTGCGTGGACTGCTCCGTCATGGAACGGATACTCGTATTCAGAAATTTATGATTCCGACACAAGTAACGGAACATACTCTCTTGTGTGGTCGGGAACAGACAATCCGGTAACAATTTCAAAGGCTGCGTTCACAGAAAAATACGTAAAAATTCGTCATTACGACGTATTTGGAAGATACAAAGAAGATGCAGCCGGAACGGCTGTCACCCCCATTGATCCGGCGGTTCGTACGGAACCCGCTCCTGCGGCCCCTACTGCTGGGTTTAGCACGTCCGCCGTTACCGATCCGGAAACAACAAAAGACGCTACGGGACAAACGGTTTTGTTTACACTCAACTGGACCGGAGTCGTTGACACAAATCTGACAGGCTATAAGGTAAAGGTTGTGGCGGGGGCAAGTTCTGTGAGCACTGACGCTGGATTCACGTACGATATTTCAGCAAGTTCTGGGGCAACAACCAAAAATATTGTGTTTCGTGGTCAGGTAAACGTAGCGTACAACTGGTGGGTTGCCAGTGTTGGTAAGGTGGGTAACGTAAGCGCATGGTCCACAACACAAAATAGGGCGGCAGTGTATGACAGTACTCCTCCCGCCGCTCCAACCAGTCCGGTATTTGCTTCTCGTCCCAGTCCAGAAAATAACGTTATTGTGTTTTCTTGGACCGCTTCCGCAAACGTTGTTGACTTTTATCCTGCGACTGGCGGTGGCTATTACGAGGCACAGATTTCTACCGACTCCAACTTTGGTACCCCAGCAAATATTCAAACGCAACGCAGTCTGTCCACTAATGCCGCTTTTGTTGTGCCAACATGGAGTACCGCGTATTACGCGCGCGTGCGCGCTGTTGACACCAACGGTAACGCGTCAGCATGGGTAAATACTTCTCCAACAAGTCAGAGCGTCGGCGCTGATCCAGCGCTGGCACAGGCCAATACGGCAACATCGAACGCTTCCACGGCACAGTCCACAGCGGACGGCAAAAACACTATTTTTTATGCAGCAAACGCCAGCCCACCCTCTGCCACAAAAATCGGTGACATTTGGTTTGTCACCGATCAAGACAACAAGATTAAGAAGGCCACGGCCACTGGTACTGGTTCATGGGTGGACAATCTTTTGGGCGATACCGCCATTGCCAATCTTAACGCTGGTAAAATTAACGCCGGTTACATTGACGCTGCTCGGATCAATGCTGGTAGCATTACGTCAAACAAATTGTTGGTCGGTGGAACAGGCGCGGCGTTAAACGAAGACACTGGATTCACTGATAATACTGCATGGTACTTGTACAATGCTATGCCCATTACATTTACCACTGTTTCTGATCCAGTGTACGGACCAAATGTTGCGCGGGGATATACTGGCGGAGAGAGTTGGCTTATTTCAGCCAAAAAGATACCACTTGATCCAAATAAAACGTATCGTGTCAAGTATTGGGTGAGAAAAAGTGGAACGGCAAACGGGTATCTATTTCTTGGATTGGCCATGTTTGATGGTGCAACAAATCTCTCCGGTGGCGGTGGTGGTGGTGGGGCAATGTGGTCATACGACGCCGCCAATGGTATTGCCGCTGCATCTGTTCCTACAACATGGACAGAGTATACCTATACATACACTCCCAGTATGTTTCCTACGGTTTCTACAACCGCAGCATATTCTAGTGGAGGTGGAACGGGAGCGACAACTGTTGTTATCTCTGCTCCAAACACTAGCATTCGTCGGGGACAAAAACTGACCGGAACCGGTTTTGCTGCCAGCACTCGTGTGACTAATATTTCTGGATCAACTGTAACTTTTTCTCCTGCTGCCGCTTCACAAATTTCTGGAACGCTAACTTTTACAAAAGCCGATAGTTTAACTATTACCCCAATGATGATTCTAAATAATCAGGGAACCATTGGTTACATGGAGTGCAACGATGCACGAATTGAAGAAGTTTTACCCAGCACATTAATTGCTGATGGTGCAATTACTACAGATAAGTTTGCGTCGGACATTGCTCTTGTAAACAAGTATCTGCGCATTGGTGACACCGCCGCAAAACAAATCAACCTTGTCGCTGGTGCGGCCGGTATTGCTGGAAAGGTTTACTCTGGTTCTTCTGGAGTGTACAATAACACAAATACTGGATTTTATCTTGACGGTGACGGAAACTTTAGCCTCAAGGACAAACTATCGTTTGACGGAACCACCCTTACTGTTTCCGGTGTTGTCAATGCCACTTCGGGAAACTTGACCGGTGGTTTAACCGTTGGCACAAACGGTTTGATTAAAGGCGGTCAAACTGCTTTTAATAACGGGACAGGATTCTTTCTTGGCTACGAAAGTTCACTGTACAAGTTTTCTGTTGGTAATTCTTCTGGTCAATCATTAACGTGGGACGGCACAAACCTGAACATTGTTGGAAACTTAACTTTAACTTCCGCTTCAAATATTCGTGGTCAAAGTCTTATTCCGATTGATTTTACAGGGTTTTCTAATGTTAATACCAGTGGTGGGGCCGAAGCCGGTTCAATTGTTTCTGCTCAAGGTCCATTAAAATCTACTGATACTATTTGGCGAGTTTTAAGTAATGACGTTGGCAATGATGCAGACGGAGGATGGATCAGTCCAGCGGCGGCGGTCAGTGGCAGTAGAGAATATCGCGTTTCAACATTTTTTAGGCAGTTCAGTACCGGAACAGGCAATAGATATTTTGGTATCCTTGCACAATATCCACAGGTTGAATCTAATGATCGGCAAATGACGGCGTACAGCACAAACTTTTATAACCTTGCCGCAGACTATCCACAGATGGAAATTAATAAATGGTATTGTTTGGTTGAGCACGTCCATGCCGCACCGATGAATCTTTTGGGTGGTAATTCAAGCGTGTGCGGAGATGATTTGAGTACGTGGTCAAAACTCCTCACACCGACCGTTACAGCGGGTGTATCGTACAAGGGTGCTACGTGGACCAGAGTTAATGCAACCGGCAGTGGTGGCATCCGTGGAGTCGTAGACTTGACGTATTTAAATTATAATATGACAACAGCGTCAACAAAAGTTGCGGGAGACACAACAATTACATCGTCAGTGTATGTCTCCAGTGCTGACTTTTATGTGTACGGCACAGGAATTCCTGCCGGAACAACAATTGTTGGTACTCCAACCGGTGCCGGACCATACACTTACACTTTAAGTCAGGCTTTAAATGGAACTTCTGCTTCCGGCTCCACCGTTAAACTTCAGTGGAAGTATCACATTGCTTCCGTTGACGTTGCAAATGATCAGGCCACTTCACAGACGGTACAAATTGACTGGTGTGACGTGGCCGGAACTACAGTGACATTGGCGCCTGGAGAAACAAAACGTATTAGTACTCCTGTTTCCTCCGTCGCCGCCGGGTACGACAGCACGTACAGATTCTTTGATCTTTCCGCTTCCGGAACCGCAAACTTTCTTGTTCGTCGTCCAATGGTAGAAAGGGCAGAGGTCGGTGGAACGCACAGTGGTGTTTGGGTTGATACCGACGCTTCTCGTACTGGACGTTCAGGAATTTACGACATGCAGGGCAACCTCATTCTTGAAACAAAGGACGCCAGATTCACTCGTTCCAGTGACACACAATTGAACGTGCGTTCGTTTATGTACTATGACACTACCGGTCTTGCTGGTGCAGAGTGGGCGCGGCCACGTATTGATTTGATTGACGGCACGGAACCATCAATTGAAGAATTGATTGGCATTCCACAAGGAACGCCTACGTCACTATCCAGTCAGGTTACTGGAGTAGACATTACTAACACTGGAGCAATTTATACAACAGTCAGCGGAACAGCAAAAACATTTGGAGTGTACACTCAGCCAGGATGGATTCTTGAGTATAACGCCGGTAGTCCAAGGATGGACATTGGCAGTAGCACAAAATATATGCGTTATGACAGTAATGGTTTAGTAATCAAGGGGGACATTACGGCGGACACCGGGTACATTGGTGGCACGTCGGCCGCAGACGGATGGGTAATTGAATCAACAAAAATGTACTCTGGCTCTGGGTCATCGTTTACTGGAATGATTGCTGGAACCGGAAACTCGTTCTTTGCCGGGGCCAGTGATAAAAGCGCAACAAACGCTAAATTCCTTGTGACCGCTGCTGGCTCCATAACAGCAACTTCTGGCACCGTTGGTGGAATCAACCTTGCATCAACAAAAATGTATCTTAGTTCTGGATCAGGAACATACAACAATTCTAATACAACTTTTTATGTTGACACTAGCGGTAAGTTTAGCCTTGGTGATCAATTTTACTGGGACGGTGCTGGTGCATTAACCCTCAGAGGAACTATTACTGCAACTGGCGGAAAATTTACCGGAAGCGTTCAAGTAGACACTGGTGGCTATCTGTACGCTGGCTCTTCCCCAACAACAGGTTCTCGTGTTACCGTTTCTAACCTTGGCATTGGAGGGTATAATGCTGATGAACAACAAACTTTTTATTTGTTGTCCGCAACCGGTATTGGTGGAATTGGCGGTTGGCGTTTTGATAACAACAAGATGTACGCTGGCGGGGCTTCTGGAAAGTACACCGGCATTTCTGCTCCCGCCATTGTTACTGGAACTATCTCTGGTACAGAATTAACTGTTTCAGCAGTAACTTCTGGATCGCTTGCGGTAGGACAAACATTGAGTGGTTCGGGTGTAACGGCCGGGACAAAGATTACAGCCTTTGGCACTGGAAAAGGAGGAACTGGCAAATATACAATTACTCCTTCTCAAACTGTTTCTTCCCCAACAACGATTACAGCGGATTCTATTTCATTCTACGCTGGTGGCACCGTCGCTGACGGTTCAGGAACAAACGCGTTTGAGGTAACTTCTGCGGGAGCAATTAAATCAACGTCGGGTGTTATTGGTGGATGGACGCTTGGTGCCACACAATTGTACGCTGGCGCGGGCGCTGGAACATTTACGTCACTATCGGCAACAACATCTGGAACTACGTTTTTTGCTGGTGCCGATGATGCCAACGGAACCAACTCAAAAACTTCGGTGACGGCTGCGGGAGCGCTGGTGTCGTCAAGCGCCACCATTCTTGGTGACATTTATGCTGATAACGGAACGATCCAAAACACAATGAACGTGGCGTCAAGAAACATCCTTGGTCTAAACCACGCGACGGCGTACAATCAGGCCACAACAGGATTTGCTGGTTGGAATGGAGCGGCGGTTAATAAACCCATTCAGGGGCTAACAACACAGTTTGGCATTGCTGATGGATTTGGATGGAAGTCATTTAAGATAACAAAGGCCGCTACACAAGGCACCGGAAACACAACCAGTGTGGTATGGGGAGTAAAGGGTGGCAAGGCTTACACGGCAATGGCATATTTTTATGTTCCCGCGTCCACTCCCGGCGTGGTAACTGGTTCAATTGCTGGAACTACTTTAACGGTAACCGGATACACTTCTGGAACATTGTACATTGGACAAACCATCACTGGGACCGGAGTAACAGCAAACACAAAAATTACTGGATTTTTGTTGGACGAGGCCGGTACTGGACCCGCTCTGGGTCAAAAGGGGACGTACACCGTTGATAAGAGCCAAACCGTTAGTTCGACAACCATAACTGGAGCGTACGCGGCACAAGAATCCATTGATGCAAGAGTAATCATTTCTCCGTTCCAGGGTGGTCGATTCATGATTACAATTAGTGGCAGCACAATGACGGTGTACAGCAATCTTACGGGAGGAACAATCCCCATCGGTGCGACAGTATGGACCGGAACAACGGCAACGGTTTCTTCTCTTGGAAGTGTTGTCTCTGGAAGACAGACGTACAATCTTTCTGGCTCTCCTGGCAACCTTACAACGCCAACAGAAGTAGAAATTAATTTGCGAATGACTCCATCGTATTATGCCGACACCGTTTTGGGTACCAGTGGATACAAAACGGTGACAAGCACGGACGGATGGGTAAAAGTCTACTACACTATTCCAGCAATGCCAGCCGATGCCAATGGAGCGTCCGTAATTGTTGCGGACAATAGGGCCAGCCCGACAGCGGGACAAGAATTTTTGGTGGACGCTCTGGGCCTGTGGGAAGGCTATTCTCGTACGTGGACTCCACCACAAGCAAACGCTGGTCTAATTGTTGGTGGGTCTAAATACGTCAGTGCTACAGAAGCGTCGTACGGATACAGAGGTCCGCGAATTGGCATTGAATCGTCTAGTTCATTCGACAGTTCGTCTGTTGCGGCTCTTGGTTACGGCGGTGGTGAGACAAATAACAGTACGTATCTTAACATTACTGGTCAGGATTGGCCAAAGATTAACTTCTACACTGGTTCAACAAAAATTAATGCTACCCCAGCAATGATTCAAGCGGTGAATGCAGGTTCTTTTGCTGTTGCATTTTTCCACGGACCATCTTTGGGAATAACAAATATGACCGGTGCTGGTCCGTTTGCAACTACAGTTCGTCAGGCATACCTACAGTTTACTCAAACTCCTGCCGTAACTACTGAAATTTCTGCCACCGCCGCTATTCCTGCGGCTGCTGAGGATCAGGCGGCAGGATACTGTATTAGTACGTTTGATACTTTTGCTGACGCAACAACAATTACTTTTACAGACAGTGATCTTTTAAAGGCTTCTAATGGTCATTCTAGAGGAAAGTTTAGAGTACAGGGAAACTCTGGCGCTGATTACATACGTATTGAAGGTAATCAGGGGTGGAAGGATTTGGGGTGGTATAATAGTTGGGCAAATGCTGACAGCATTGGTTACGGAATGCAATACAAAATTATGCCCGATCTTACGGTAAGAATTAGAGGAATGGGAAAGCACGCCACTACCTCAACTACTGGACGGGTGTGCGACATTTTGCCTGTAGAAGCCCGTCCACCATACCAAGTTACGTGGATTGCTAGGACCGCCCTTGGAAATGCACTATGCACTATTACCACCGCTGGCGTGATTCAAGTTGATGGTTATGGGGCTGGTGGAAACGCCGTAAACGTTGATTTCTCTCAAGTCAGTTTTGCCATTGGTTAGTCTTTGTGGTACAATCTACGCATGGACGCAAAGTACACGATTGACGAAACCAACCTTGAGGTAGTACTCACAATTTCTGAAGGCTCTACGGTCCTCAATGCCACCGCCATTGATTTGGTGCAGATGGGTTCATCCGTGCCCCTAGAGGTACTTGAAGAATACCAAAGTACCCTGCGCGCCAGTGTTTTTGAAAAAATCTCGGAAGTTGATGAAGATTTCCTTGACAGCAAACTTTACGACATGTATAATGCTCTTTATAGAGTTATTCCAAAACTCCAAGCAGTTTCACAAGAAATTGGAAGACGACAACTACTAGAACAGGGACCAACACAACAATGACAGAACAACAATCACAGCAAGACATGGTAGTACAGGAACTAACCGGCCGAATCGGCCAGATTGTCTCACAGTACGAAGAGCAACTGGCAAAGGTCAAGGCGGAAGCGATTACTCTCTTGAATGAAAGAGACGCAAAGATTGCTGAACTTGAGAATGTTCAGACGCAAGAAGCAGAATAATTTAGCGTTACCGTCCGGACCAATAGAATTTCCCAACGGGATTGCGGTGGTGGTAGGTAATCAAACTTATTTCATTAAGAATCACAAGTGCTACTCCTTTGTTTCTTTGCGTGCGCGGGACTCTTGGAACCTTAAAACGTTTCCAACGTCGGTAGAAGCATTGGCAAACTATCCCCTTGCCAACACTTACATTGGTTTCAGGGACGGGACATTGTTACGTTCAGTGGAGTCTCTTGATTCTTTGTGGATCATTTCTGATAACCGCCGCCGAAGAATTGTGTCGCCGGACATTTTGACCGCTTTGAATCTTAGCGTGAACGATGCTATACTTGTTGGAAACAACGAGTTGTTAATTCACACACAAGGAGAAGACATTGGGTAATCCAATTCCTAAATTGAGCGAGGGCCAAGCCCTCACTTTGGGCTGGCTGAATTGGTCAGCCGACGTGATTAACGGACTCACGGACATGCAAGTGGTGTACGGCTCGACAGTTCAGCCCGTCACGTCCAGCACTGGCGGCATCGCAATCAAGTTCAATTCCGAAGGCGCACACGCCGGAATGAACATGTCAAAGTTTGGCAGCAAGGAATTTAAAACGAAGCCGTTTGTCATTGTTTCCAATGGTAACACCACCGGCCCCATGATCAGTTTTCTGATCGGGGTAAAATTTGACGCCACCACCGCGTCCAAGTTCACCGTACAGGTGTTTGATACTAAAACTGGTAACTATGTGCCCAAGGGCACGCTAGTGCGAGTCAACTGGGTAGCGTTCGCCCCAGTTTAATGTAGATTTCTTTGCCGGTGTTTGTTACACTGGTGGCAATGTCTATTGATAGGAGACAATATGCGTAAGTGGCTGCTTTCAAGCGACCAACAAATTCCTTACCACGATCCCAAAGCGGTCGAACTGTGGTTTAAAGTAATGAAATCATTCAAGCCCGACGTGATTGATTACCTTGGTGATCAGGACGATCAGGCGTGTTATTCTCGTTGGACAGAGGGCCGGTCCCAAGAGTTTATTAATATTTACAAAGAAGAAGGTGCAGAACATCTTTTGCCGTACATTCAGGCGGAAGCAAAGGGCGCCCGTGAACTGTACGAACAGACACGCAAAATTGCCAAGAACGCCGAACTGTTCGTCGCTTTGGGCAATCACGACGTTCGTGTGTTTGACTACGTGGACAAGAAACTTAACGAAATTAGTAAAGAGGTCACTCCCAATTCTTTGTGGGGGCTGGACGATCTTGGCTACGATTACATTTATTACGGAGACAAGCCACGTTTGAGATACGGCGGTTTGTACGCACACCACGGTGTTGCCATTTCTAAGCACGCTGGCGAGTCGGTAAAAGCGGACATGGACTCTTTCGGGGTGTCAATTATTCGTGGCCACAGTCACCGTTTGGCGACCACACACAAGACGTACGACATTCGCAACGAAGTGTTGCGGGGGTACGAATTGGGTCACATGTCAGACATTGCCAGTTCCGGCATGTCGTACACCAACATTCACAACTGGGCGCAGGGTTTTGCGTACGGGTACATTGACGGTGACGAGGCTCACATTTCGCTGGTGGAGATCAAGCCGGACTACACGTGTGTCGTTGACGGAAAAAAGTTTTCTGTGTGAGACCCCCCATGGTACAATGGGACATGAAGTGCGACAAGTGTGGCGGCACAGTGTTTGTGGACTCCATGAACATCCGTAAGATAACCGTGGAAGCGTACTGCTTCAACTGTGGAAAACGCTGGTTCATGAGCAGCAAGAACCTCGCCGCCGTAAAAATTGTTGCGCGTCACTGTCTGTCTGCGCTATAATAAAAGTTATGGCTGGCAGAAAGAGTTCGCCCATCGGGCACAAGAAGAAGAGGCGCAAGTGGCGGTACTTCTTTTACGGAGACAAACTACACAAGACTCTGGCCGTAAACAGAAGTTCCGACGAAGTGTACGCGTGGAAATACAGCGAGAAAAAGCGGTACATTTATTCTTGGTCGGACGTTCAACGTTCCGGATACCAGGCTTTGACAAGAACACAGGTCGGTAAAATTGTTAACCGCGCTCCGCGCACAATTTCTGAATACGTGTACCGTGGACTCATACCAAAACCAGAAAGAACGTACTGTCTGGAAACGGGCGCTCCTGGGATGTACATGTTCTCTCGCAAGGACGTGTGGAACATTTTTGAAGTTGTCAAAGGAATGCATTACGGTAGACCCCGAAAGGATGGTATGGTTAAGTCACGCAGCGTGCCAAACGAGCAGGAAGTTCGTGCGGCAGCAATCAACAATCTGTTTTTCTACGGAAGGACCGACGATGGCAGGTACGTCCCAATTTGGGCGTCAGAAGAATATTAAGGAGATAAATGGCAAAAGAAAGTATGACTCCAAACGCAATTCTGAGAAAAAGCCTTAAGGTGCTACAGGACGCACACAAGGAAGCAAAACGGCGGGGTGACATTGAGGCCCTGCTAAACATTGGAATAACGTACGCGGAACTCGCAGGAAAAATACCAGAAAACCCAAAAAAGAAGCAGCATCTTGGATTCCATCACGAAAGGGTGTACGATGACAGAACCGACGAAAGTTAAAATTAATATTGGATTCACCGCAAACACCGGAAATTTCCAGTCCTTGCGTGTGGACATTGGTCTGGAAGATTTTGTTCGATCCGGAGAACACGTGGACGACGCCGTTGAAAGGGTGTACAATTACGTGGAGGCAAAGTTGATTGAGAAACTTGAGGAGACCAAGAAGGAGTTGGGGTAGTGGCCAGAAAAAATCAGGAGCCGTACGTTCTGCTGTCACAGTACGAGAAACTTTATTTGAGTAAGTACGGCGTAAAGCCGCGAATTAACAAGTACCGTGACAAGTGGGGCATGGAGTCAATGATTGACGATCTTGGCGTTGAAAAGGCCAGAATTGTTCTTGACTTGTATTTCAAGACGGTTTCTTCTGACCGCCACTCGTTGAGTTTTTTGTACAACAATTACGACAAGATTGTTACGTTTTCGGTAATTAAAGAGAAGGACGCGGAGCGTCGTCGGGCCATTTTGGAAGAGACACGGAAGAGGGTAGAGAATGAACAGTGAGTCTGCGGTAATTAGCGCGGTGTGCAAGAACAAGGACATTGGGGTGGTGCTTGGAGAAAACGTTACCGACCTGTTTGTTTCACACTCAGACGTTATTCACGGACTCATTAGTTACTACCACAAGTACAATGCGGTTCCCGACGTTGAGGTTTTGACGAACAGGTTTGGACAGTTTGTTCCAGAAGAGACCACCGCCCCAACACAGTACTACCTTGATGAGTTGCGTGAGTCGTTCATGCAACAGAAACTCAAGCAAACACTGTTGACCGCCGGAAAGTCTCTGTCCGGAGACACCGCCACCAGAACCCTTGACGCTTTGATTAAGGACGTTACCACTCTGGCAAAGTATTCGACCACGGTAAAAGACTTGAACGTCACGGACGTGAAGGCCGCAGAGCAGCATTACGATTCGATTCGTTTGATGCGTGATTCCAACGACGGCTCCGTGGGCATCAAGACGGGACTCAGAGCAATTGACGCGTCCATGCCCGCAGGATTTGCGGCGGGCAATCTAGTAATCATGCTTGGTTATTCTGGCAGAGGCAAGACATGGCTGTCGGGGTATTTCGCCAAGCAGGCATTTTTGCAGGGCAAGAAGCCAATGATTGTGAGCATGGAAATGACGGCGGCTGCAATGAGGGACAGGATTTATGCCACTCTTGGTGACGGAATGTTCCGTATGGCAGACTTTCAGACGGGTTCAATTGACACCGACGATTTCCGTACTTGGAGCAAGAATAACGTAGCAAATAAGCAGGATTTTATTATTGTTTCTTCGGATGGAATTGCGGAGGTCACTCCTTCGGTGTTGCAAGCAAAGATTGATCAGCACAAGCCAGACATTGTTGTGGTTGACTACATTCAGTTAATGTCTGACGGCACCGGTTCACGCAACGAAACAGAAAAGATTCGCAACATTTCGCGTGATCTCAAGCGGTTGGCACTAAGAAACAATATTCCCATCATTGCCATTAGCGCCGTGACCGCCAGTGATCTTACGGTTCCCGATTCTCCCCCGATGCTTGAACAGGTGTCGTGGTCACGATCAATTCAGTACGACGCTGATGTTGCGATGGCTGTGCATCGTTACGATGACACGGACATAATGGAAATCGTCAGCCGCAAAAATCGTAGTGGTCCAGAATTTTGTGTTTACATGAACGTGGATTTTTCCAAGGGTGAAATGACAGAAAATTTCACTGGTTTAGACGGATGAGTGGTATAATAATTACATGACAAATCCAATTCCGAATCATGAGATTACCACACCGTTTGGTGTGCCTGGAAGTTGGGCGTGGGGAAGCCACACTGGCGCAGACATTGCCGCTGATCAGGGAACTGGTGTGTTTTCCGCCACTCCTGGTGTGGTAATTGAAACCGGCGTCACTTCATGGGGTGATGCGTACGGTGACCGTTCCGTCATTGTTGAAACTCCTGACGGTGTTCATTTGCTGTACGCCCACTTGGAAGATTGTTACGTGGGTGTGGGACAGCAGGTTCAGGAAAATTCACCGATTGGCATTGTCGGTCAGCGTGGTAGGGCTTTTGGCCCGCATCTTCATTTTGAGGCACGCACCGATCCTTACGGGTACGGAACTGATTGTTTTGATCCCGCTCCGTATTGTGTCAATCCACCACCGCCACCGGCACCAAAGCCGGTCGTAAAGCCAAAACCAGTAATTCAAATTCCAGAAATTAAGGAGGAGGAGGACGCTTTGAATATTTTTGTTAGCAAGATGGGCGCGGGAACTTGGTACGCGCAACTGGGTGGGCACTTGGTTGTGCTCAAGGGAAAGAATGACTGGTCCGTGCGTAACAGTGCGAACGTGAACGTCGTTTATGTTTCCGACGCGCAGTTGGCTCTGATCGCCAAGTCGCTTCCAATAATTAAATAATGATATAATAGAATTTATCCATACGCTAGATAAGGAGGAAATCTGATAATGGTAAACGAGAGCGGCATTCCGCTACCCACGACGCCCGCTGGCCCAGCGCCAAAGGACGTTCCCCAGCCTACTCGCACGGGCGGGTCCGAGACAATTAAGCGATAAGGTGTTATAATAGGGTTTACAAATTAAGGAAAACCCTTGACACATAAAAACATAAAACGGTTTCAGACAGAAGGAACTATCAGGTCAGATTCCGACATTCCCCGCCTTCGTGCTGGACTAGAAACCCTCATGTTGTCACACATGAGGATTTCTGGTTATGTGCCGGTTTTAGATGTAGATTCTGCGTGGAGCACATGGTACAATGATGACACATGGTACTTCAAACTGACGATGCACGGCATCTATCTAGGCAAGAAAGAGGCACAAAAATGGGAGGGAACGTTTTCGGGCAAACTGCTACCCAGACATACTCGTCGCAACACATCCGGCGGGTCATTGAACAAGCAGGAATCACAGTAGCATCAGAAACATGGCACGACCTTTTGTTGCTGTGTCCGTATCATCGCAACGAGTCCACGCCAAGTCTCAGTATTAGTAAGTCCAACGGCAAGTTTATTTGTTTTAATCCGGCGTGTGGCGAGCGCGGTACAATTCTTGACATTGTTAAGCACACCAAGAACTTGAACGATTTTGAGGCCATGCGTTTCATCATCAACGTCAAGCCCACCCAGCAGGAAAAGTTTGAAGACGAACTGTCAAACATTCTCAAGGCCGAAGACGACTTCATAGCGTTTGATCAATCAAAGATTCGTCAATTGGCCGACGCTCTGCCAGGGTCACCAGGCGAACGTTACATGTTTGGTCGCGGATTCACTAAAGAAACATTAAACAGTTTTGTTGTTGGCTATTCTGAAAAGATGGACATGGTGGACGTTCCAGTGTACGCCCACAACGGAATTCCCGTGGGAATCATTGGGCGCAGCGTCACCGACAAGCGTTTCAAAAATTCCATGGGGCTTCCCAGTGCCAAGGTATTTTTTAACATGAACAGGGCCATGAGAGCCAGCGCCACCGCCATTGTGGTAGAAGCAGCCTTTGACGCGATGAAAGTTCACCAGGCCGGTTACCCAAACGTGATCGCCACAATCGGCGGGCACATCAGTCCGTACAAGTTCCAACTCTTGAACCGTTACTTTGATAAAGTAATTATCATGACGGACAACGACAAGCCTCAGTATCGTGGCATTTGCCGTCCGTGCGACGGCGTGTGTCGCGGACACAACCCAGGAAGAGAACTTGGATTATCTATTGCGGAGAACTTTGATCGTGAGGTAGAATGGGCACAGTGGTCAGACACCGAGGTCTATCCCGACAATGCAAAAGACGCCGGGGACATGACTGAAGATCAGATCAGAAAAATTCTAAAAAATACCGTATCAGATGTTGAATATCGTATGCTTCACATGGTATAATATAAGGACAGCCCACATACGGGGCATACTACACACAAGGAGAAAAACATGGCAGGAATTGTACGCGGCCTCGCTGGCCTCGAAAGTTATCTAGACAAGGCAAACGCACCATTCGATGATGCGCCCAAGGCAAAGTGGGTAAAGTTGGACGACGGTCAGACCGTCAAGATTAACTTCCTACAAGAGATTGATGCCGATTCACCAAATTATTCAGAAAAGGCCGGTACAACTTTCCTGGCCGTTGAGCACTCCAATCCGGACGATTACAAGAAGAAGGCTCTGTGTACTCTGGAAGACGAGGGTGCGTGCTACGGTTGTGAGCAGGCCCGCGCACATCCCAAGACGGGTTGGCGTTCGCGTGGCCGTCTTTACGCTAACGTGCTGGTGGACGACGGAGCAAATGATCCGTACGTGGCAATTTTGTCGCAGGGAACATCGGGCAAGTCAATTACCCCGACCCTGGTCATGTTCGCCGCCGACGCTGGCGGCATCACTGGCTCCGCTTTCCGGATCAAGCGTTCCGGTATGGGGACCGCGACAGAGTACTCGCTGGTCCCGATCATGAAGTCTGACGGTGTTAATCCTGATGACTACGACCTTTTCGATCTGGAAAAGGTTTGCACCCGTCACGTTCCGTACGCGGAGCAGAAGGATTTCTACGGCTTTGTAGAGGCCGACGAAGCGCCGCCAGAGGAAACTACTCCTTCTCTGGAATGGTAGTCGGCAAGGGGCGCGCGTTGCCGCGCGCGCCCCACGTTCCTTTTAGGGAGGAGTAGACATGAATAAAGGAAACGACGCGCTGACAGCGTTTTTGGCGGGCTGTGTAATGATACCCATTGTTTTGGGAATTACTGTGGCCATTGTCAGTGTTCTACCTCAGTTGTTGATTTTTATTGGCGTAGCCCTACTGTCTTGGGTGGG